CATCAACTAACTGACCGTTAGATTTGAAATAAAGATATAATCTATCTGTTAAACCTTTTAATGCTGATTGACCGTTAGTATTGAAGAAATTCATAAAATACCCTATTTGGTCTTTAGATTTGGTATTGTATAATTGTTTATTACTTCTTAAGTCATAAATCGTACCACCAATACTCATTGCTGGGTAAATCCAATCATAATAATCAGTTTTAGATTCAACTTCTTCAAAATTAGTTACAAAACCAAAATTAGTATTATAACCCCAATAATCAGGTTGTAAACTAATTCTTAAATTAGTACCATCGATTTGTTTACCACCAACTAAAGCTGATGTCGCACCAAGCCTAAGGGGTGACCAAAATCTAGTTGATCCAAAACCTTCATAAAGATATTTTTCACCACCCTTATCAACTCTCATAAATAAAGGGTTTATAGAACGATATCTATTGATATCTTCTTTTGATGAGAAAACATAACTAATTTTAAAATCGGTAGTATTACTAATATCGTCAAAAGTACCTGTTGTAAAATTCTTTTCTCTAACCGTAAGACTTATATAGTCAAATATATCCATCGTTACTTTTTCTGTCATATCGAAAGAATACCCGTTAGTAAGAGCGTGGTTAAGATAATTAATCCATCTCATAACATGGAAGTTCACAGTTAAGTTAGGGTCTTTAAATTCGTCAGCACAATCTTCTTTATTAAAGAAAACAATCCCATTTTGAATTAAATCTTGAATTTCTTGTGTGGTAGGATTTGTCATCATACCTTGATAACCAGCTTTTGAACAATATGCGGCTGTTTTAGGTGTTAAAGCATCTAACCCAGCTATCGATGGGATAATTGTTTGGTCACCTGTTACAGCATAATTTCTTCCAGAATCTCCTAAAGAAAAATACTGAATAGTATCTAACCAACCTTTCTTACCTAAAAGTTCAGCTCCATATTTTGTTGTATACAGTGTAATATTAGCCATTATTTAGTTGTTATTTCATATCTATTATTTATTAAATCTACTTTTGACTTCTCAGAACCATTTATATCTGGCATGAAATCAGGTGGAACATCTAAACTATAAATAAAGTTATCATTCCATAGACTATAATAAAATATTTCATTTACTAAACCCTTTGTCATTAATAATTTCTTACCTTCTTTAGTGAGGACAAAATTAAGTGAGTTTGGGTTGCCATTTATAAAAGCCATAATTATAAATCAAAAGCTATTTCAATTAATATGGTAGCGTTTGTTATTTTTTCAATAGGTAGATTTGTTTTACCAACCGCAACTAAAGGTCTATTACCTAATTGTGTTGGTGAACCGTATACATGAATTTCATCGATGTGAACTTTTTGTCCAGATGAGGCCCATGTTGGGTTTGTCGACCAATTGAACATTGTTGGTGGAATTGCAAATACGAATTTTGTTCTATACTTGTTTGTAACACCAGTTGCTTCAACGTTACCATATAAAAATCTTTCATCACCAAATTGTAGATAATTTGATTCAGCTATCTGTGGTATCTTAATGAAATTACTCAAATCATAAGTTGTACCTGATAGATAGTCAGTGTTAGTTATCTCAAATTCAGACACCACTAAATTATTTGGATCTATTCTTGTACCAAGTGTATGTCCAACAATGTCAGAAGTGTAGTCCATCAATTTCCATTGAGTTGGATCTGGGTAAGTACCTAAAGGTTGTTTTTGAGCTAAGATATAGAATTTATCTGCGTACCAACCAGTACCACCACTAACTTTCATGTATGGGAATTCGTTTGGTAATGTAACCTTAATTGTTTTACTATCAATTGGGTTGCAGTCACAGTCTTCTGTTTCTGTTGTTACACAAACAATATTTTGACAGTGTAAACCACTTGTATACCCTGAAGTACTTTCTAACATGTATGTTATATATACAACTTCAGTTCCATCAACAATACCGTCAATTAAACTTCCTAATTGTGTATTAGCTGTTGGAAGTGTCCAATTTCTATTTGATTTATATGAAAGTGCTGCCACAAGTTCTTGGTTATCTAAACTAAACATATGAAGTTCAGGATAAATTCGACCAACTTTATTACTATATTTGTCTACTAAGTCATAGTAATAAACATTTTTCTCCATTGAATTTGGTTGTGGAGCTGGATAAATTGTGTTACCAGATAATGTAACATATTGCATACTACCTGAACCACTAAATACTTGTCCTATTGTTGTTGCACTATATTCTTTATGCCACATTAAAGTAGGTAAGATTAATTTAGGTGAATCAGGAATGGTAGTGTCAATATAGAATTTCTGACCATATTTTTGTTCACTTTGGTTATCACAAGTTTCTTTGTTAGTATAATGAATAAGACTAACAGAAGGTACTATATTACAAGCCGTATTAGCCGTATATAGATAACCTATCTCAGATGTATAACCAAAATATTCTTTTGTGCCTATATAAGTTTCTGAACCGTAGTCGTCGAAAGTTTCATGTGTTGAAGGGTTAACTCCTGGAATTGGGTATGACCAAACATTGTTCATGTTCCATACACAACCACCACTAAAGAACCCACCATCACTAAATAAAGTGTCTTTCGTAGTTCCTGTTCCTAATGGATAGAAAATTACTTGTGCTTCATTTGCTCCAACATAAGATGGGAAACTAGCAAAATTTCTATCTATAGTAATTTGTAAATCGTTAGATGCTAAAGTAGTACCGCTTACAATATCTTGTACTTGAAACCATAGATAAGGTACTGGAACTGTTAAATCTACAACATTAGGTGCCTGTGTTAATGACAATTCATCATTACTCATCTTAACCATTAATAGGTCACCGATTTTAGGTTCATAAGTATTTGAACCATAAGTACCTGATTGTCTAATAGGAATAGAAGTACCACCTGTTAAACCAGCTAAAGGAATAACCGCATCAGGTTGTAATACATGACAAACAGTATCAGTATAGGCTGTGTACTCAATAGTTGCACCTGAACCATATTCAAAGAAACCAAGTCTTGGTGATTGAATTAAGGTCTGTAAAATTACAGGGGGTTGACTAGGCATACTAACATAAGTGTTAGTTGCATTTGCAGTAGGTAATATTGGTGTTTTAATATCAGGATTTTCAGCCTTAGCTCTTATAATATTTTCCAATGTAATATCATATGTCGGACCTAAGGTGGTGTAATCAATATTTGAATCACCTAACCTAAATGTGTCAAAGTTAAGTAGACCTAAAGAAAGTAGTAATCTACCCTCATTTGTAAGTCTAGCACTTATTACTGTATTGCTGTTTTTATCTATATAACTCACTTTCTACTTTTTTTTATAAATATCGTTATATTATCTTTTTATATTATTTTTCAAAGAAGAAGTCCTTCTTTAATTTAGTTAATGCTGTTTTACCAGGGATGATACCAAAATAGTAATATGGTATATTTGACCTAGTATTTGGGTTGTTTCTGTTGTTTCTATCATTATATCTATCCCAACCATCATTATCAGCCTCATTGAGGTCTGGACTTGTTGGTGTGATGGGTGAAACACCTCTAGTCCAATTATCGTTAGGTTTACCAACACAATTTGATGGGTTACCTCCACAAGGACTAAATCTACTAGCCACATCCTTATCAACCACAAACCCACCGTAATTATTAGGATCGTTAACTAAATCACCGTAAGGGTTAGAAACTCCAGGTGGATTAAATTCATCTTGTGTTGGCGGTGGTGTATCTGATAATTGAATGTCTGTGTAAATTTTAGATACTTCTTTCATAAAGAAATACGGATTGTCTTGTAACTCAAACTCGTGACATCCTCCTGGTCCCCAAAATAATTCTCTGAAACTACAAGGTGGGTTAGTTTGTGTTTTTGCTAAATAAAGTAGAACTTCTCTTGGATCTTCATATGAACTTTCCTTTAAGAAATTCACCCAATAATTAGTATCCCAACCATCTTCAAAGAAAGTACCCGTAAAGAATGTTGCTGATTGTGTATACTCACTTAATGCCTGACTAGCTTGAATTGAGGTTTCGATTTGTTCTAAAGTCTCTTGACACATTTCAATCCTACCTAATGACACAATTTTAGTTGATAACAATGCGTTACAATATATAATATCACCTATATCGGTAGCACCAGTTTCTTTTGATGTTGTTGCGCTATTGTGCCAAACTTCATGATAGTTACCAACACCAACATAAGGATGACCCTTTGTTGTATTAGGGCCTCTCAATAAACATCTTGCGCATTGGTCACCACCATCGGTATCAATACAACATTTATTACTCTTATAGTTATCACCTCTTAAATGGTCGGCTCCTGGTCCACAGAATTTCTCTTTTCCATTTCTATTTTTCTTATACTTAAATTGGAATAAGTATGCTGTTCCAAATACCCAAGCATCGTTAAACACTCTTCTAATAACATTTCTATTTTCAGCTGCGTTTAATTTAACACAACATTTCCAATCTAAAAGAGCTTGTAAACATGGGTTATTTCCTAAATTAGTGCCAGTAACGTCTAAATTTACACAGGTATCACATCCTGAACATGGATTTCCTTGACAACTACAGCCTAAAGTACTTCCACCACAACTTGCTGGGTTACAACTTGCCCAAGTACCACCACTTGGTGGGATATCATATCCCTCACCGTTTGGTGCGTTCTCACAAGGTAGTTGGAACTGAGGGATTAACCCTCCTAACCAAGCAAATGGACATATTTGATAACAGAAATCTACTAAAGTGAAATCAATGGTAAAACCTAAACTTATCTTAACCAAGGTGGGGCCATCCCAACTCCAATAAAACCTTATCTTAACACAGAATTTTATACATAGACTTACTAATATTATTAGAAGTTTCAGTATAAAAGATATTTTATCTATAATAAAAGCAATAATGTAGTATATAATATCAAACTTCCATATTGCATTAGTGAAAGGGAATAAGTTAGTTTCAGCACTAACATCAGTATTTTTAATACCTATATGACTAAACCTGTTAGCCCCCTTTTTATATTTTTTAATATAATGAGCAATAGTATAAAGTTGTTTCCACTCAAATAAATGGAAATCTAATTCTGGATTTCTATATGCATTAATATCATCAGTAAATCTTTGGTCTTCCGTACCACCAGGTGTACTACCATTAACAGACCCTAAAGTTCCACCAAAATCTCTACCCAAACTCGGGAAAAATATGTGTGCAGTTCTAAATTTAGGGTTCTCATTAGGTTCAACAAAGTTCATCTTAAACCTATATAAACCTTTAGTCGCTATACCCACAGAAGGGTCAGCTGAAGGAACTAAATTACCAAACTCATCGGTAATTACATGACCAAGATTCATTGGTACCGCATAAGCAAACGTACCATTCTCATCAATTAAATCACCACCATTAACTGTAAAATTTTCTAATTCAGTAGGTACTATCTTATCGTTATTAACCCACTCTAATAAGTCATAATCTGAGGCCCTTATCATTTCGATACGACCAACACCAGTTCTTAACTCATCCTCTTCACCCATATCATTTCTTGGGTTACATCCTTTATTTAAGTTCATCTTACCTGAGTCAGTAAAGATAGAACCAAAGAATAAAGCGTTAGGTTTAATCTCTAAACCAGTATCAAAATCAGCTCTTGTAATACCAATTTCACAGGTTTCTGAATCACCCCAAAATGGTATTACTTCAACACCCCTATTACCTGTTTTAATTTGAGGTAATGAGTCTAGATTTGTTGAGGATTTAAATTCAACTCTCGATTTGAAGAGTTTTTCAGGGTAACCTTCTTCGATTAAATCGTAAGGTCTAACACTTGCTGTTCCAATATCACTCATATCTAAATCCATATGAATCGTATATTGTCCAACAGGGACTCCAAATATCATGAAATCTCCCGCATTGTTGGTTTTAGTTGTGTATTTGTAATATTTTTCAAAGACTTCCAACACTATATCATTATCTAAAACCTCCTCTTTAGTTGGGAATGTACCAACTGGAGTGTTTAGTTGACATGTTGATTTAGAAAGTAAAAGATTATATCTAATACCATCCTTATTTTTTTGAAAAGGTGTCTTAAATGGGTAAAGGTCCTTGATTAATTCATTTTTTTGGTCTTCATTTGTAATAGGAATAAAGATTGATACCTTTGCATTAGGCAAACCAAATCCTTTGTTTGCAATTACACGACCAACAACAACACCGTAATTGGCACAAAATGGTTGGTACAAGTCTTCCTGACTAATTTTGAGACTTAATATCTCAAGAAAGTCAAAGTCTTGATCTAATTTGAACCTAATATTTTTACTACTACCAGGTGTAGTTCTTATTCGTATTGATTGATTAGACATTAAGTACTATATAATAACTTAGGGTTATTGGTATTAAAGTAACCATATGCGAAAGAACATGTTGAAACACTGTTATCCATTTTTGCATAATAATTGACTTTAAATTCAACTTCAATTTTATATTTAACGTTGACTGACAAATTTGTAAATGAAGAAGAATAATTTACTTGATCTCTCAAGTATGGGACATTGGAATTTTGGTATAGTAGTAGATTACTATCTTCATCGTATAATTTCACGTTAAAATAACCTGTGACATTAGATGGTAATTGTTCATTAATTGACCAATTAACTGTGAAATCTCTACTATCTATTGTACCATAATCATAATCACCGTTATCTGGTTTAGAGTAGGCTAATAAACCGACAATATCCCCAACTCTAAGTGTTACAAAATCAGGATTAAAGTTGATTCTACCATCAAAAGTTGATAAGAAAAACTCTCTATCTTCCGTTAAAGCAACACCATTTACATATACTTTAATACTATATTCACTATTGATGGCTCTAGTAGTAAACATCTGTTGTGTTGGTGTAAGACATGATAAGGTACATACATTAATTGTATTATCACCTGGTGTTCTATAATGATCAGTATCATCAAAAATGAAACCATCAATAAGGATTGTATCCATGAAATACCTCTCAAAACTCATAGGCCATGAATTAGGTTGTGCATTAATATATGTTGCAACAACCGTATCACTAGGTCTAATTACATTACCACCCTCAATAGGTCCAAAAACCTCAACAACTTTAGGCGTTCCCCATCCGTTATCTATTATTTGGAAATCTCCTTCGGTTGGGCCGTTAAAACTTTGTTTTAACGTGATACCATTTACAGTCAATAACACTTCATTATTTAGTGGATAACCACCTAAAATCCAATAATTTAAATTACCGTTAATAGCTTGAAAACTCATTTGAGATGATACGCCATTAAATAACAATCTTTCAGATACCAAAACATAATTAGGTAAAACCTTTCCTTCGGGTAATGGTAAAATTGGTTCTGGTGGATCGACTACAGTTATAAAGTATCTATCTTCACTTTGTACTGTATTAAGTTGTACAGAACTATTCCAAGTGTTAAAACCGTAACCCACATTACAATCTTTAGATACGAATGTGTAATAAAATCTCATTAGATAATCACCCCATGTATTTGGTAATACCGAACCTTGAGTAAAATTATGTGTGATAGTACTACTTGTTATAGCACTAAATGGTGTACAATAATTTAATCTTTCACCGACTAATCTTGTTGCTGCACCACTAGTTATAAATCTAGAACCATCAAATAATTTATAACATAAATTACCTGTATATCCAGTATAATCAGTACCACCCGTAATTATAACACTTATATCAAAGGTTGGTGTGTAGTCGAAATTATAAACAGCAGTATCACCTGTAGTACATCCAGTTAACGTAGAAGTTAATCCTGAAACTAATTCTACAGCACCTGAAACTATAAATTCAGGACTTCTAAAAACTTCAGAGCAAAATTCAACACTAGGATTAATATTATAAACATTACTTAAACCTAAGTCACTTAGTAGAACGTTTTCTTTAATCAACGTTAAAGAAACTACCTTTTCTTCTTCTTTTTTATTACACAAAAATCCCATTATGTTACTATTTCTGTTGTTACGTCGCTAAATCTAAACCTAGATGATGTAAGGTCAACACTTAACTGATCTGTTGTTGGTATCAATACTGTTTCTCTCACCAATCCAAGTTCTTTTATTGGCATTATATAAGGTGTCTCTGTCGGTATACTTCCTGTCGGTTCCGAACTAGATGTTGTTGTTGATGTAGATGTTGTTGGTACTGGCATCGCACTACTTCCAACACTTCTTGGTGTTGAAGGTAAGAACCCTGGTTGTATAGGTTCTATTGAAATCTCAGCCTCAGTTAATTCAAAATCATAATCACAAACATCTATGATAGTACAAGGTTCATTACACCATCTTTCACCTGCCACCCAAATAGTTGTTGCTGGAATAAATTGTTCCATGAATGGAATCCAGAAACTTTGGAAGGTCTTTTTATAGTTCTCTAAATCGTAAAGGTTTAAATATGTTACAGTCGGTTCTGTTGTTGCAGATGTTGTTATTATTGTACTACTTGCTGGTATTACACAAATATTATCAACATATATAACCCCATTTGGTGAACAAGCATCAACAGCGAAAATACTGAAAGTGACATTATCAGCAGTTAAAGTTAAACTAACTGTTGTATGTCCAGATACGTAAATAGATGAAGATGTTACATTACCAGCATATACTTGTACATAGGTACCAACACTACCACAAGGAGGGTCAGCGAAATCCCAATATAAATCAAAAGATATTTGGTATGTAACCCCAGAAGTTAGAATATCTTGTTGTAGAAAACCACCTTCATCAACTCCAGTATACAAAGCCGAACCACCCTTCCACACCCAATTAGTAATAGGAGTTATAGTCCATCCTGTAGTACTAACATCAAAAGTCCCGTTAACTACTAAATTATTATTGTTACAATCATAATTTATTGTTTGATAACAAACTGTTGTACCCGCAGATAATGTATAACCACTAGGACATGCCAATGTTGTACCACTAATTGGACAATCAGCACACATATCGAATGTAAGTCCTAACTCTTTTGAATTTAAAACTAGATTACTATGTCTTTCTAAAACACTAGATTGTACCCAATAATCTGTATATCTCCAAGGTATATCAGCATCTAAACTAGGTGCGAAGGTTCTATTAATATTACCCTCACCATTTAACATACCAAAATCACCATCCCCTCTTTCTATGTTATCATATTCTGATATACCAACCAAAGGAGTACCTGGGTTGTATACCCAAGATTTTTTATTATCAATTACTCTTGTAATTTCAAAACCTGGACATTGTACATTATTGTAAGTAATTAGTGATTCATCCTTAGGACAATCAACTCTAATATCATCAATGAAGATGTCATAATTACAACAACAATTTAAACCTTGATAGATTTCTAAATAAATTCCAAAATTTAATGTTAACCCAGAAGTTGGTAGTGTTGCTTTAATTTGTACCCATTTATCAAAATAATCAGTACTAGAATTGTACTCTTTTACTTGAACTAATGATGCATTTAATAAAGGATCGGTTGTAGTAATTCTAGCCAAAATAGGGTTAAAAATACTATAACAACAAGTAATACTATTTTGACCGGTACCTATTGGTCCAACAGGTTCAACAGGGGTTCCAGAATCAACAACCCTTATACTTCTTTGTACGAATTCAGTCCCAAGACCGACTTCTATACCACCACCTGTGGTTCCAGTTGTTACAATCACACCTGTATTAGGGGTTAGTGTAATATCACAAACCTCACCATCAATAACTATTATATCATCATCTGGTGGATCAGGGATTGGTTGACAAGGATTTGATGGTTTACCAAAGTACACCCACATAGAAAGTTCTAAACTATTAGAACATGCAGGTATAGTCATATTTTCATTATTCAATGAAAATTGAACTGGTAGACAATCTTCTTTAGGAACTGCATAACACCAAGGACTTTGCCATTCCCAAGGTAAGTTGTAATGTTTTATTAACCTATTACAACAAGCTTCACCGATGTATTCATCTTTATCTTTATATCCAACAATTTGTATTGGATTGTTATAGAAATCGGTTGTGCTAATTACCTGTACTTGTGTTATATCAATTTCACATTGATCAACAACAGGTTGACACATACATTGACTAGATGATGTATCCCAATAACCACCAATACTGTCACAAATACCTTTTGTAACTACAATAGGGTTGTTAGTGATAGTACCAAAATTAACATAAAAACCACCAGTAACACTTAAAGCGTTAGTAATTAAAAGTCTTGCCTCAGTTAAATCTGAAACACCATTACCGTTGTTATCGTTTGAATTAAATAAGTTAGCTAATACAAAATTAAATTGTGTGTTGGTTAAACCTAAACCACCACCAACAGATGTTGCGTTTGAAACAAGATAGTTATATCCTTCAGTTGTTGAATAAAAATCTAAAAACTGTTGTAAAGTGTTTATACATTTAGGTTCATAGTCTTCTTCAACTACTTGATTACAAAAACAAACACCATTATCCCAAACACCAGGACAACAATCAACATCTAATAAATTACCTGTAGATATTTGTACATAAAATGTTTGTCCACTATTAGTTACAACATCTACTAGGTGTTGCCACAAAACTGGGTTTGATGTTTGTAAACTTTGACCTCCGTGATTTACGATGTAAGTATCATTCCACCAATCAAAATTATTACAATCAACACATACAATATCAGCAGGGCATTCTATTATTGGTCTGTAATAACAATTTCTACCATCCCAATAGTATTCATGTCCTTCAGCAACAGGACCTATTGCTGTTATGTTACAACAATCAACCGATGTTACACCAAGAACTTGGCCATCAATAGCAATCTGATAAGGCCCTTCACATACCACTGGTAAATCAAGAGGACTATATACTGTATCAAAATTTGCCGGACCAGCATTAGCGGAAGAATTATAGTTCACAGCAAGAGGATCGAGACAACCAACTACAATTTGACCATATTCACAACAACCGTTACAAGGTTCTGTTGCAGTAGGGTCATAGTTGGATGCTAATGGGTCCATACAACCTATTTTTTGAAAGATACTACTTGCGTATACTATTTGTGCCATTACCTATAATTATTTTTTAATCTGTTTTTTTATATAATAATATTTTAAAATCCACTACAATTTAATCCTATTTGCCCTTTTAATGTTGGGGTTGGCCAAGGTGAAACAGGGGTTGGGAGTGTCCAAGACCATGAACCAAAATTAAGATTATAAACATTATTATTATATTCAAATGTTCTTTCCCATCTTCCATTAGGTGAATTAAATGTTGAATTAGGACTTACATAAAATGTCAAATTAGGATCCATAAACATAGGTGATGTTAAAGGAGTTTGTCCGATTGGTACATACACTGTTATATAAACCCCGTCTGATGCGTAACTAATACTTCCTATCGGATTTATAATCCAAGCACCTCTAGTTTGAGTTCCACTCGCACTGCCTGTAGTACCACAACTAGTATCACCAAACTTTAATGTGAATTGTTGTGAAGTAGGTTCTTGTTGCACATCCACTAAACATTTTTGTGATGCTACATCAAATGAAACCCCACCAATTTCAGTGTTATAGTTATTACAACAAGTTTGTGATAATGATAATCCACCGTATAATACCTCACCATTAATAATACTATAATTTGTATTTTGAACTGCGGTTGTACTACTTTCTATTGGATAATAGAACGTTGGTGGACATTGGTAACACTTTTTAACTCCAGGGTTATATGGTTCACCTACATCATTTAATAATTGTGGTAAACCGTACCAACCACCTTTTTCACTACAACAATATTCTGTTAAATTACTATCGTTTAAGTTAGTAATAGTATATGGATAAACACTAGATGTGTTAACTACTGCCGGACAAACATAACACTTGTTATTATTCCAACTAAAACCGTAGTCAGTACAACATTGTTGTGATAAATCAGCCCCACTTAGACCATCTTTAACTATAGAATTACAAGGTAATGTAGTACAATCTTCTACAAACATTATCTCAGTAGGACAATTAGTACAATATTGTTTTAATCCGAATTGATTAACGTAAGATGTTGCGTGATAATCCTGCATTGTACCAACACTAGCTATGTTAACAGTACCATCCGTCCAAATACCACCTAATGATGTACAACAATCAGATGAAGTTAAACTACCATCACTATTAACCCAAATATGATTTCCATTTAATATTGTAGCACCATCACAAGGATTAGGTAATGGCTTAACACAATATCCACTACCGTTGATTGTTGTATAAACCCCACCTTTCATCTTACAACAAACACTATTAGTTATTGGTTTATCATCACCATCTAATATAAAACATCCGTATTTATCAAAAAATCTAGTATAAACTTTAACAATGAATGAGGTTGCCTCATCAAGAGATGGTTGTGTCGCACCTAAACTAATAGCTGTGTTAATTATTTGGGTGTCAGTTAAAGTATTTAAATACTCGTCAACACTACATACCACTTGTATTGAATTATCAGGTGGACACCAATAACAAGCATATGTTATTGCTTCAGCCGGTGGTTCTATCCCTATAGCCGCCATCTCAATAATGGTATAATCTCGTTGTTTTATAGGTGCTTCAACAGCTACAGCTATTTGTGGTGTACCATTACTACTTTTAATGCAATTAGCATCAACACAATTTCTACCATCCCACACTACATCAAAGCCCAATGTTTGTCTGTTACAACAACTTTGTGATACCGATACTGTTGCCTTCTCATTTGACATATCTAAGACCACACAAGGTCCAAAAGGACTATCAGGTGAGGTAATTGCTAATTGATCTGGTTTAGGGCAAACAACTGATGAATTGGATGTTGCCATTGGTAACCAATAATTTTGACAACATTTTTGGTCGGTTAGAGGTTTATTTGGAGTTTCTTTATCACCCCTAATATATACTATACCGTCCTCACCATAGATTAAGTTATAAGAACAAGGTTCACATATCGATTTAAGACCAGTTGTGAAATTAATTTTCATTGAATACGTATCACCACTTGGTACGCCGTATTTTGGTGCGTTGTTACCACCAATAGCAGTAAGACCAGCTGAATTAACTACAGCGTTAACTACAGAACCGTTAGTGTTTAAGGTGTTTGCATATCCTGTACCATAATAAGGAACAGGTAATCCGTTTTGATCGAAGATAAAACTACCTTCATTGTAATTGTTGAAGTGATTTTCATTAACTCTTACTGTTGTTGAACCAGTTGCTAATGAATCAAACTCACTTACAAAACATTCAAATTGTGAAAAATATGATTTACCATAATCATATGGACCGATATGTGGGTTATTACCAACAGTAGATTCATTTCCACCATTATACCAAAAACCGCCCATTTGAAAGTAATTGTCATTAGTTTCTGGTAAAACCCTTGGAAAACCATCTATATCGATGGGATAGTTAGATAATCTAACATCATCAACATTTAACCCAGCTAATTCAAATATGGTTATTAATTGGTCATATACTTTATCGATATCTAATCTATTAGACGCTATATAAACGTACTCATCAAGTGATACCATACATTGTGGTATGTTAAACAACTTGAAGAAAAATTCTATAACTTTTCTAGTTCCTTTAGATTTAAACAACCACCAAGCATTAATGACTAATCTTCTCCATAGTTCGATATCTAATTCTTTAGATGATAAACTTCTTGAGTACCCACTAAAAGGTGTTTCAAAAGAAGGTTGTATCTGTTCCAATAAATTAAAATTATCAGTACCAGTTGTTAGTAAAACATCAAAACCTAAATTTTGTGCTATTATCTTAATTAATTCATCAGAGGTGTTATCTAATTTATTATATGTTACAACATTAGCGAATGATATACCATCAATATATTTCTTAACCTCATCAAATTCTCTACCATAAATTCTTAATAATTTATTAGCCTTTCTACCTGTAACTTCACTACCACCACCGTCTGTATCATATTCATGGATTGACTCGGCAACAAACTTTCTAGCCACCAAATCGGTTCTGTATTGATCGAAAAGATTTGCCATATTAAGCATTTCTTCAACATATAAACCATAATCACGAGTACTAATATCTAGGTTATACCCATCAGAAATTGGCCATGTTAATCTTTTTTGATTAAAAACTATAAATCCATCAGCTTCTTGTGGTACACTAAAAGAAGAGGTGTATATTGGAACCGTTAATCTATTTAATAAGATAGATTCAAAATCACTTAGGTTTGTAAAAAATAACTCTACTTCAGTATTATTAGGTTTAAAATGATAGGTTAATTGTCCAAATGTTGAAGCACTTAAAGACGGAAATGGATTACCTTCCGTTTGTACCCTCAAATAAGGAAATGATGTTGTGTCACCAGTGTAACCTACAACATTGAATTCGCCGTAGTTATTATATATAACATATTTGTTATAATCTCTAGATATATTAAAGATGTCACTAGGTAATAGATTACTAAAATCTTGGTTATCCGCTGTTATTAATTCAAACGGGTTTTGGACGACAGATTTTGGTATTAAAAACGTTGATATATCAGTTCCATTATCATAACTGAAAGATAGAACCGTATTGACCGCCGTATTAGTAATTTGTGGGTTTAAATATAAAGAACCCTTCCATTTTTGGATTATTTGTTCGATGGTAACTCTAGCAAACTCATGGAAACTACCGAAATAAACATATCTATTAATTTTATTTATGTCAAAATTAAGTTTAATGAATAAATCATTAGACATTAAAAGTTCAGACTGACTTTCAGTTAGGTTTAAATTATCTAAAGAATAATAATCTGACCACTGACCCCCTAAGGTAAAATTCTTATTAATCTTAGAGTCAAAATTGGTTGTAATTTGGAAGTTACCGAACGTGAAAAGAGATACCCCGTCGGTAAATTGAAAACCAACTAGATTAGGGGAAAAGTCACCCTCTCTCCTTTTATATGCATCCGTTAATGAACGAGGTATTACTTTAACTGTTCCCATTATAAACTTGGAATATTCGTGATTGTGTTAAAATCTTTACTGAAATCAATGTTATTAACCAATTGACGTACTTCGTGTAGTGGTTCACCACTGAATTGGTCTTGAACTTCGTATAAGTTATATTGTTTATAAATACGATTTTGGAAGTCGTAGATGGTGTATTTACCGTCAACAATAGATTTAATTTGGTTACCGTAAATACCGTAAGCCAACGTTTCAATATCGTACTCAACCATGTCAATTTCTAAACAAACAGGATTGAAAAAGGTGTTAGTGATGGATATAGCCTGTCCAGGTACACCAATGTCAGGAAATTGATTTGGTTTAACATTTGGTGCTGAACTAGGTGTTAGAGTACAAAAAATTAAATTAGAAGTATCGTTAAAACGATATCTAACTGCCTTTTGCGTTGTATTGGATAAATTAGCGTTTACAGGTTCAACCCTGTTAGCTGATGTAATAATTCTAAAAAAGTTAGGTATTCTACTACCAGTTTCACCATAATATTCTATCCTATAACCAACAAGACTACTCGCATCTTGTACCCCTAATTGATTAGCGTCTAACACAAGTCCCTTAACGTCTGGGAATGCCGCTAAAACACCACAATCGGTAATTGTTGTTCTAATTTCTCTTGGTTTAATAATAACTGTGTATATACCTTTAGTTGAAAAATTAGCCACTGGTAGTTGTAGGTTATATAAACCGTCAAACAACGGAATACCGTTTGCGTTAGGTGTTGGGTGATTAAACCTAGATATTACTTGACTAGGTACTAATTGTTGTAATGGTATTGTTGGTTTAGTATCACGAGAAGGTGCATATGTGAAATAAATTTCCATATCATCTGGACCTGCTGTTGATGGTCTAACTATACCGTAATTTCCTGTTGCCATATCTTATCTATTTTCTATTATATTATAATAACCGTTTCTATATTCTATTAATCCGTCTAACGTTTTAATTTCTGAAAGTCTAGAATGACGTTCAAAAACCGCCACACTCATCCTTTCTATAAATAGCTCGTTACTTACTTTTGGAGGGAAAACTAATCCCATTTTAGCCTCTTCTTTTATTGAAAAATAGTCATCAAAATCATAACCCGACATTGTGGTTTTAAAAATAGTAGGGAATTGTGAACCATAAGGTTGTCTACTATTACTTATTGAGACATTTTTTCTATAATCAGTAATATAGTCAACATTACCAATTGTGTAGTACACTTTAGTAATTGCTGTTAAATTAGTTGGATCATATTCAACATTTGTAACACCATTAACTCCAATTTGGAATGGGTTATTTTTATCATATGTACTAACTAAATCTAGTTTATGTGATGTAAACCCTGTTATCATACTAAAATTGAGTCTGTTACTGTACATCCATTAGCATCAGTAACCAATACATTCAACGATGTATAAGAGGCTTCTGTAGCACAATATCTGTTTGATGTTATTCCTGAACCCCAAGAAAGTGGAGCTCCGATTGTAGGTGTCATTGTCCAAGTTATTGTGTAAGGACCTACACCACCATTTACATTAACTATACCTTGGCGACATTCAGACGTACCACATGATGTGCATCCAGTTACACCACCGATATAATCTATACCACCAACAATAGATAGTGGCATTGCAGGTTGTGTAATAGTAACTTCTGATTCCACACTACATCCTGCCGGATCTACTACTCTTATAGTATGAGTACCAGCTGTTAACGTTATGTTAGTTGACGTTGAGAATACTGTCCCAACTAAAACATTGTCTCTATAGAAAGACATCGGATAGGTGGTTGTGAAACCAGGTATTGTAGTACCATCTGTTGTGTAATAAACACTAAAAGTACCTGTTATTGAACCACCAAAACAAGGTATATTATAACCGTTAGTTGTTGAGAATGAAGGTACAGTTAAGTTAAACACGGGTCTTTGGTACATCACTTGTGAAGTGGAAGGACCTGTACACCCATTAGCATCTGTAATTGTTGCTGAATAGGTGCCAACATTTAGGTTTGTTAAACTATAAGGACCTGTTAATGATAGGGAAGTTAATGGTACACTATTTTTTTGTATATTAACAGCATATGGTGGGGTTCCACCACCTGGTGTGAATAAAATAGACCCATTACTATTACCATAACAAGTAACATTTGTTTTAGAACTCGTAAACGAAACCGATGAAGGTTGTGATAATACGGTAGGTCCCACTGTCGTGAAGTTACCAACACTATCATATATAGTTGTATTATATGTACCTGCAGGTAAATTTATGAAAGTACCCGTATTGTTTGTTACACCAGTAGGCCCTGTTAATATATAAGTGTAACCTGAAAATGCGTTACCACCATTAGCTGTTAAAATAATAGTACCTGTATTACCACCATTACAGTCAATATTTCCTGTCGTAACAACAGAACCACTAACCGCGGAAGGTTGTGTGATTGTGAATACGGTAGATATTGTCACAGGTGGGACGGCTGAATCTGTAACTTGTGCACTATACACACCAGCACATAAACCAGTTAAACCTGTTATAGTTGTAGAAGGTCCTGCAACAACAGTTGTTGCTGTATAAGCCGGTGGTGTAAAAGAGTACCAAGTATATGTATAAGGTGGTTGTCCACCACTAGGTGTTATACTTGCAGTACCATTACAACCTACTGTTGCATTAGTTGTAGAACCTTGTGATTGCATGTTAACATATAAAGCTTGTGGTTGTTGTAGATAGTATGAAACATATGAAAAATCACAATTACCATCAGTAATTTTTAATGTATAATTTCCTGTTTTTAAACCTGAAATAGATAAACTATTAGAGGTGAAACCGTTTGGTCCTGTCCAAGAATATGTATAAGGTCCAGGACAACCAGGGTTTATTGTTGCACTAATTGTACCATCACTACCACCAAAATAACTAATTGGTGTTGACGATATTGATGCTGTACAGTTATTGAGTGTTAAACAAGGTTTTTGTCCACTACCACTATTTGTGGTATTCCATAAACCACTTAAATCGATAATCTCATAAACAGGGTTTTCAACATCAGTATAAATCCCAATATCTTCAAAATCTTGTTTTAACATTATCTGAAAGTTCAAAGTAGTGGAAGTAACAACTAAATTAGTTGTTCTACCAAAATCTTCATAACCTACTTTTTTTCTTATGTATTCCATTAAACCATAATAAATTCAGATAGTGTTATCACACTAGGTGTGTTAGCCCCAAAAGGCATATAAGGTCTAAAATTAAATTCCCCATTATTTAATTTTGGATTTAATAACTCAATAGCACTTGTTCTCCAATCTCTATTACCTGTATTACTATATTGAGCTATCGTCAATGGGGATGTGATATATGTTGGTGGATTTATGAATCTTGTTACTTTACCTGTTTTTGCATTAAAGAATCTAGCATCCATATAGACCACCCTATTGTTATTGTTTTCTTTAAAATATTCATCATTTCTTAACCAATAAAGTCGATTAAAAGGGATGATTGGTTGTGTTGTTTCACCAACATCCAAATCTTCTGTGAATATTAAATTATTCGTGTCACCACTATTTGTATCGTAAAAATATAATCTAAAGAAACTTTTTTTAAACCCATTTCTTCTTTTATTTATATCTAAATTTGTAAAATCAGCTGCACTATAAGATGTTGTAAAAGTAGATGATGTTGTGTTCCAAAATCTAAATTGTATCAACAAACCTTTACCGTAATTAACTAGAGGGTTATTATCATCTCTAAATTTATACTTTGTTGTTTCAGCATCAAAAGTTGGATTTATTGCCTTTTTTCTCTCAGCAACAACAATATCTTGTACATCCTCACCGTAATCAACAGGGAAGAAATTTAAACCCAAAGGGACAGTTATAGATTTATATAAACCACCATCCGTTCCACCACTTACTGTGAAAGTTTGTCCAGTTACTGACTGAAATGTATTTTGTATTTGATATTTTATTAACATTCTTCGTTTATATTTCTAATAACCCTAGCATCATCTTGGTTTATTAAAATTGGTGGGGTTTGTCTTCTTATGTATAGATTATGATTAAAGTAAAAATAATGTGCTCCATTGACGAATGGATAGTCAACACCATTAACACCTTCTTCAAAATATCCTATTGTTAACAAATCCCTCCAAGCTATTGAACCATCAGGGTAGGTTTCGTAATTATCGGGGATGTCAACCATTGTTTCACCGGAAGCAGCAGTTTCAATAACATTTGAATATTTCCTAACTTGTAATTTTTTAAAAGGTTTATAATAATAACCTTCCCCGTTAGGGTTTGAATTAACACCAAACCTGTGAATAACATCTGAGATAACAACTTCTCTCAATTCTTTACTGTTGTAATCTATAAAATCACCAATATACATGTCACCATCTACTCCAACAATTTCACCATCAGTGCCTATAGTTTCAGTTCTTGCTGAAAACTTTTCAATACTACCAATACCTGAAGGATTGTTAATTGATATAAATTCTAACCCATTTGCTGTTGTAGTTGTTTCATGGTTAAAATCCCAATCAGCAGTTACGTGTGAAAAATTGTAAGGATTCTTACCTGACCTTCTTATAATAGTATAGTAAAGTTCTGAAATAGGTCCATTTCTACTATCTCTAATTCTCTCAACACTAACGTCTTGTGTGAATTGAAACATCCACGTATCATTGACCGCCCCTATAGTAGGATCACTCACATCTGAGTATATATTACTACTAAAAGCACAAGGATAAACATCGTAACTATTAGTTGTTAATAGTTCAAACTTCCTTATATAATATTCGGAAGGTGTACCATCTAATCTTCTCCACTGTGGTAACGGGGAGTAACTTTGAGTAAAACCTTTTGTTAGGGAGATGGTTGCTCTAATAACAAATTTTGTTGTATTAATCACATTATAAACTCTCCATGTACCGTTTAATATGTTAGATGTACCAAACCTTATGTCCACAAAATCCCCAACCAATAGATTATGTGGAAGGGTTGTGTTTATTGTTGTATATTTTACCTCATTTAATCCATATGTATCAATAGTAGTCCCACTAATATCAGTTGCTGTAGCGAAATTAAAATTCTGTGGGTTATTAAAATTAACATCATCAAATGATGGTTCCACAATTTTAACAAAATTACCCACACCACTAGGTATGGAATTAACAATAGTTTCTAGTGTTAAATCTTGTTTAAGATTTTCACCATCTATACCTCTACTTAATATTTTATGTATACCTTGTAATGGATTAAAACTGGTATTACTATAAAGGTAAATAAACTCACCTTCTTGTAGATTATGAGATTGTACCCCCTTTACCGTTAATCTATCATTACCATTAACTACTGTTGAGCCTAAAAACTGATATTGAAACCCTCTGAAGGCTTCTGAAGTAATGTTACCAACAGGTGTTCTAGCCTGAATTGAGTAAAAAGGATCCATTTTTGATGGGTATGTTATTTGCATTACCCAATTACTAGGTGTTACCGCTGGTGTACCATAAAACATTGGACTCCAAGCTGAATCATCAAACTTACCCATAACGTATGCGGTAGAACCTGTCGATAATACATTGGAGGTGTAGATGTTTAGTTTCCCGTTGAAACGATAGTTAAAAGTCTTTCGTCTTTCTTCTTCAAATAATTGTTGTAGATTAACTATGTCAATAATATCATATTCAGTTAGTGGTTTTGTTTTCTCCTCTAACTGTAACTGTAAATTTGTGTCTGTATTGGGAGCAAGTTTATATCTTTTACTACCAATAAGTTGTGTAACATAGTTATTTTCCATTAAGATTTAACTCTTACTCTAATATCTGACTGAGGATATTTTATTTCAAACATTGTATCGTATTCACCAAATAACGCAAAATCATCAGTTAAATCGATTTGTTTTGTAACGTTATCTAGGTAAGGTTGATTGGTAGTATTTAATGAGTACCTACCGTCAACTTCATTATAAACTTTAATATCAACTACGTTTAAAACCCCAGCAACATTATTAATTTGTTCTATTAATTGTGCCAAATAAACATTTTGTCCCATTTGCCACTTTTTAATATCAAAATAATTTTTAATAGTATTAATTGTATTGTTTATTAATTCTCCCTGATTAAATGTTTTATCAACATATAAATCAATATCAAAAGATAAATTAATAATCTTACCATCTCTAATTAGAACATAGTCATTTATCATCCTATAGTCGGCCAACCAAGTAGCCATATTTTCTTTTAGGGTGTTTGTTGATGAATTATCTAATTTACCTTCAGCGTTTAAACCTAAGATGGCAAATTCCACTTTGTTTTGATTTTCAGCCACTTGCATTCTAAACGGTACTCCGTATTGACCTGGCATCTTAAACATTGTAGCAATATAATCTTTAATCGTAACCGCTCTATTTTGAGAAGCGAAATTATATTTGGTTATCCATCTAATTTCGTCGATTGACGGTTCGTCTGCCCCACCAAATGCTGGTACAGGGTTATTAACTCTTAGTGATTGTCTAACACTCTGATTTATCGTAGCATTAGGTCCGTTAATAAACATATCAACAAACCCTAAACTGTTTATCACATTACTACCTATATTAGCCGCACTACCACCACCCACTCTATATCTAACATATAGTGTTGTGTTAGGTTTCGGTATTTCCCCTAATGCTGTAGTGTTGAAAAAGTTAGCAATTTGTAAGACATACTGATTTTGAGTATAGTTCTGTAAATTTTGTTGATCGGAGAATCCTGAACCAAATGTTAATTTACAGAAACCTGTGTCAGTGTATTCTCTAACAAATTTTTTATTAATACTAATCCATTTACCTGGTTTAATACCTGAATTATCAGTACTTCTTGTTGGATCATCAACAAATATTTTATCTTCAGCTAGTGAATCCACTTCCCACCATCTTATATTATTATCCATAAACTCAGCAGTTGTTGGATTTGTAACTAATGAAGTACCTTCTTTAGTTATTACTTGTTCTACAGAAACTACATTGTTGTCAGGTAAAATAACCTCTAAGAATGGTATTGCATCAGCGGAATTAATAATTTTCTTGAAGATTTTAGATTGCCCATTACTTACAATCTCCCTCTTAACTAAAGTGTAATTAACAATTTGATTGTTAGCGTTAATGTTTGGGATTATAAGTCTGTTTGGTATACCGCCAGAACTATATGGAGATGAAAAATCAATGTCATCTAATGTTTCAAAGATTTGTCCAGCCCCAGCAACTTGGGTTCCGTATTTAACTATTGGTGCGTATCTTATATCGAATGTGTCACCAAAAACAGGGACAGTAACAGAGAAATCAACTAAAGTTATTGATGACCTCTTACCTGGTATTTTTAACCCTAAAGTTCTAGCAATATTAAGAAGTGACCTTCTTTCTTGTGCGTAATCAATTTGGGTTTCATTGAACATCCTATCTGTGTGATAAGATAACATATCAGATACCGCAGCATTTAATTCTAATAACATCATACCGATAGATGCATCATTAAAATCTTGGTAGAGTTCGGGGTAAAAGTGTTTTACGTAAGTAATTAACTCACCTCTAACATCTGCGAAATTTCTTGCGAAATAATTAATTTTCTTTTCTGCCATAGTTTTTACATTTTTAATGTTACAAAGTCAGAGGATTGGAAAGCCCCTGTTGTTACTGTGTAATCTATCTTAACGACAACGGCATGAATATTATCATCCGATGGTGTTGTTGATAATTCTGTTATAGTTAAATTTGGAATATATTTTTTAACCGCTGTGTTTATTTCATTTTTAATCCCATCCCAAGATGGGGCATCATTTTGTTCAAAAATATATTGTCTAAGATTAGCACCAAAATCTGGTAAATAAAGTCTTTCACCCTTATTAGTTAATAATAAATGCATTAAGTCAGCTTTGATTGCCTTCTTAGAATTATCATTCATTTGAAGGAATTTACCATCTTTATCATCCGAGAATGGAAATTGAATATTTATGAACCTTTCCTGTGCCATTTGTTTTCTTTATAAATATCTATTGAGGAAATTTACCAACAAAAAATAAAATCTAAAGTGTAAAGTTTAGAGCATAAAAAACCCCCGAATTTCGGGGGTTAATTTTTATTATCCACATTTAGAATAACCACAGTCTTTACACTTGTAACATCCCTCTTGCATTGTCATTCCATATGGAGAACCACAAGATTCACAAGCTATAGCTGAAAAATTTTCATCCTTTAAATATTTCTTTAAAGTTCTTGCGATAGCCTTAGAGAATGATACAATAGTACCTTCAGATTTCATTAATTGTTCATAAATGAAATTGATGTCAGCTCCATGACGTAACGATGTTGAAATCATACGTGTTAAAGCTTCTTGTTCATCAGATTCAAAAAGTTCTTTCAAATCTTCAAGTGTAAATCCATCAAGTTCAAGGTCATATTTACCTTTTCTAACTTTAGTTAATTTACCGTGTTTGAATTTTTCAGAAAGGTTAATGTTCTTCTTTTTGAAAGCGAAAATCTCATATGGGTCTTCACCTAATAAACCAACCAATACAATCCATTTATCACCTGAAACTGTTAAGTGGTGTACATCACAATCTAAAGTTTTAGGTCTTTTTGGTGCGTTTGTTTTAGGTATTGTCTTATCGTCTACAGTATTTTCAGAACTTGATTTATCTGAAAGTACAGCTGTCATAGTACCAGCTCTATAAGTAGTACCACCTTTAACAACACCAGTGTTGTATAATTCAGTATAAAGTCTTTTGAAGTCTTCGTATGGATATTCAAAAGGTAAGTTTACTGTTTTAGACATAGCTGAATCAATGTATTTTGCCATGATAGCCATTGTCTTAACGTGTTCATCAATAGTAAGTTCAGTTGTTGTAGCTGCCCAAGTTGCTGTTGCATCCCACTCACCTTTACCTTCTAAGAAACGAACTGCGTAATCTTTAACCCAAGATTCTCTCAATAAACCTCTTGATTTATCAAATTTCCAAACATAACCACCAAACTCAGTTTTTAAAAGGTTTTCATCACCTTCTTTAATCCAAGTCCAAGTTGTTGTTGAATCGTAAGTTTTGTTTTCCCAATCAATATTTTTTGGTTTATCTAAACCTTCAGGTGCGTAAGGCATGATAGATGTTCTAACATACAAAGGCATAAATAATGGTTCTAAACCACCACTAACGTTGTTAGCGAATACTGAAGAGTTACCTGTTGGTTGGATTGATAACAAATGTGAGTTACGAAGACCGTACTTTCTAATCATTGATTTAGTTTCCTCAGAAAGTGATTGTTTAACGAAGTTAGAGTTTAAATATTTCTCTTCATCATATAAAGGGAATGCACCTTTTTCTGAAGCAATAACAGCTGAAGATTGGTACGCTTTATTAGCTAAGAAATCCATTAATTTTTGTGTTAAGTTAAGAGCTTCTTCAGAACCATAACGTACTTTTAACATCATAAGTGCTGAACCATAACCTAAGAACCCTAAACCAATTCTTCTCTTATTTTTTAATCCTTCTCTTTGTGTTGGAAGTGGGACGTAAGTTTTATCGTTTACGTTATCCATCATACGAACTGCGATAGGTATTAACTTACCAAGTTTGTTATAATCCCAATCTTTCTTATCAAAATCAACAAATTGTGTTAAGTTAATAGAACCTAATAAACAAACACCACCGATAGGTAAAATTTGTTCTCCACAAGGGTTAGTTGCGTTAATATGTTCACAGTAATAAAGATTATTCAACTTATTCATTGTGTCAACGAAAAGAACACCTGGTTCATTTCTCGTATAAGTTGATGTCATGATTAAATCCCAAAGTTGGTTAGCATTCTCGTATGTTTTGTAAACCACAGTACTATAACCAAGTGCTTTCCATTTCTTTAAGTTACCATCCCATTCCTTTTTATATTCATCAGAATGTGTTTCATAATCAGGGAATTCTAAATTCCAAGGTTGGTTGTTTTTAACAGCATCCATAAACTCATCAGTAATCAATACTGACATGTTGAATTTGGTTAAGCGACCTGGTGTTTGTTTAGCTTGGATGTATTCTTCAATATCAGGGTGCCAAACAGATTGTGTTACCATCTGTGCTCCTTTACGAATTTTTACTTTAGCTTTTTTCTTTTTGGTTTTATTACCACTACCTTCAGTAATAACAGCAGATTGTGTATCCCACATATCTAACATTCTCACTGAACCAGGTGATTCATTACCAATACCACCGATAAAGGCACCTCTAGGTCTCATAACGTCAGCACAAAATCCATAACCACCTTCTGATTTAAGGATTAAAGCCTGTCTTCTAAGTGCGTCAAGAATTCCTTCCATTGAATCTTGGTCTTCTCCCATGAACCCGTCAACGAAACAGTTTATATAGGTTGTACCTTTTAATCCTGTTCCTGCGTTAGATGTGATTCTACCACCTGGTACAAACTTAAAATCTTCTAAAGCCCATAAAAATTCTTGAGTCCAATGATTTGTATCTTTTTCGATTGAAGCCAAATCTTTAGCTACACGAAGTTGGGTACCGTTGATGTCTTCGTCACCATATCTGTAGGTTTGTTCATAAATTTCTTTACTAAAATCGTCTACAAATTTAGTGTCAACTTTAAATTTCACATCATCCATAATTTGATTGTTTTCCATGTTTTTAAATTGTTTAAATAATATAACCCCATAAGACTACCCTATGGGGTTAATAATTAATTTTCTTGTTGTTGTTTTTTCTGTAAATCTTTTGCTCTTTGTATTCTTTGACGAGTTTCTGACTCTTTTTTAACTTCTTGGGTTTTCTCATAACCTAAGAATGTTTGAGATGTTTCAGTGTCAATATGTACCTTACCGTTATCGAAAGTACAATCTTCGAATACAACACCATCACGTCCGAAACGTGATTTTAAAACAGCTATAGTAGCACGTCCTGACTCTTTTTGTGGTAAAGTTCTAGCAATTGACATAATAAAATGTCCTATTTGTGCTTTCTTAATCGAACCACCCATTTGGTCACCTGTAACAACATCAGCACTAATTGAGCTTCTGTTACCTTGAACGGCTGTCCATCCTACCACACCGAATTCACTTAACATTGATTCAAACCCCCTCATAACGTTTCCTTCACCTGACCATTCATCACTATACTGTTTTGTTGATTCAACACAGTCAATATAGTCGAGAACAATCATGTCGGGTTTAAATCCTGTAGAGATTTCGTGTCTTACAAAGGATTTAATTGTTTGCATTGTTACACCTTCTGAAGAGAATTTTCTAATTCTCAAATCATTAGTTCTGTTAGAGGTTACTTCTTTGTGTTTATTTAAAACTTCTATTTTCCTGTCAGCCAACTCATTTAAGTCGATACCTGACCAACATGCCAAGTGTTTACGTTTAATTACGTCTGGCATATCTTCGAAAACTATTTGTAAAACATTGTACCCCACATTATAGGCTGTATTAGCAATTTTAGTAAGAATAGTTGTTTTACCAACACCATATGGTGCTAAGATTACCCCTAACTCACCTCTTGATAAACCTCCGTCGGTTAATTGATCGATACCATTTATTCCCGTAGGAATCGGATGTCTAAAATCTTTTTCTAATACGGCCTCAATATTTTCCGTAATGGAAGTACCGTCATCTTTTTCAGACCCAACTGAAAGAGCCTCTCTTAAAATCTCTGCACAAGTTTCGTAGTTTTCGAACTCCCCATTATCAACAATTTTGTTGATTTTTTCGTTTGCCTTTTTGAGTTCCTGTTGTCTACAGAAATTAAGTGCCTTACTTTGAACGAATTCCCAATCCTCAACCGTAATCTCACGAATTTCTTTTAACATTTCGAAAACGTAGTCCTGAGTAACTTTATCTTTTACTTCCATTTTAATAATGGTTTCCAAAGTATCAGATGAAGGTACTTTTTCGTACTTCTCATAGTAGTCCTTAATTTGGGCTACTATGAGACGAAAATATTCATTGTCAAAGTACTTTGCATGTACGATGTCAATGATTCTGTCAGAAAATTTGTGATTTGCTGGGTGTAGGATTTGGTTGATTAGTTCCATTTGAAACTTGTAACCTAAATAACCTAATGTAACATTTTTACCCATTTTTTTGTTCTGTGTATTCATAAATACTTCTTACGATTTTGTTGTGCTATATTCCACAGAAAATTTTTCTTGACCTAAAGTATCTTGGATACGGGAGATAATTTTAGGTATTAAATCACGAATATCAACACTATAACGAACTCTTTGTGGGTAAACATTTCCAGTGAAACGTTTAGCGGCAACTACTCTTTCGTCAATTCTAATTTCGAAATCAAAGATGTCTTCTTTGTCGTAAATTGGTGTTCTATTAATTTGGTCTTCCGTTTGTTTCTCGTACGGATTGTATTGGTTCCATAGGTATTCTAAAGACTTATTTTTCAATTGTCCTTGAATCATATCAACACAGTCTTCCACACAATCTATGGTTAAAACAGACCAAACTGTTTTTGGATTAAAATTTTTAACAGCGAAATATCTTTGGCAGATTATGTTACCGTTAATTTTTAGTAAAAATTCAAATTTCTTCATAAATTTTTCATTTAATTATTAATATTTCTTTTTAAATCCCTATTAATTTTACTACATAGGGGTTGTAGGTTTGTATAGTGAAATAATTTTAATAATTCCTCTTCATTCTTTGCCGATGATAATGGAATTATGTGGTCTATATCCCACCCATAATTTAATTCACCATTATATTTTCCATAATTTTCCCAAGACATCCAAGTTTCAAATTTAGATTCAATATATGTTTTAAGATATGGAATTTCACACCCAATAATTTCTTGTGTTTTAGATTTTTTTGTATTTCTTTTTAAAGATTCTGTAACAATAGTCCTCATTCTACAAGTTAAATTAAACAACGGGTCTTTCTTTCTTCTTTCTTTTTTATACCTTTTTTGATACTCTTTGTATTTATCTTTTTTTTGATACTTCTTCTTATAGTCTAAATGGTACTCCCTATTTTCAATATAATATTTTTTATTATACTCTAAAATTTCATCTTTTCGTTTAAGAGTGTTTTGTTTTATTTTTTCTTTGTTTTTTTCTTGATATTCTTTTTGTTTAAGTAAAATTTCTTCTTTTTTTTGTTCATACCTTTTTTTATCGTATGCTTTTTTTTGTTCTTTAGAAATCATATTTATTTTTTATTATAAATATTAAGTCAATTCGAATTTCTTCATACTTTTGAATTTTTATAATTTGTTTTTTCTTTTTTACTTAACTTAATAAATGGGTCTAAAAAATTTACATACCCATTTTCACCACCTGGGATTGCGTACATAACACCATCCTCGAACATCATTTTGAGAACGTTTTTATAATCACGTCCTTCAGGGTTTAAAGGTAGGTTTATGAGGCTTCTAATCTCTTCTTTGGCTTCATCTGTTAAAAGAGGTTGTAATAAATCGATTATGATTTTGTTTACCTCATAAACATTACCTTTATGACGTCCTTTTGTTTTACCTTCTAAAATAGATTCAAAAACTTTTAATTTCTTTTCCTCTTGGAGAGTTTTGGTTTTATCCATGATTTCTTCCAAGGTCATTTTCCTATCTTTAATTTCGGGAAAATGTGTTAAAAGTGTAGTCTCAGTTACTCCTTCAATTCCTTTAATATTATCTGTAGAACAACCTTCAATAATTTTAACTAATCCAGCATTTTCATAGTGATGTTGGAAGTACCAACTATAATTTCCTGTTCCCACCAAAACTTTCTTATCAGCTAAAAAAAGACTTACATCTTCTGAAATTAACTGACATAGGTCTCTATCGTTTGTATAGATAATAACCTCCTCACTTTTCTTTCGGTTAAGGGTGTAGAATGCTAGTAAATCATCAGATTCACAATCAGGGTGTTCGTACTGTCTAAGGAATAAGTCTTCAGCGTAAGCTTTAACTCTTAATTTTTGGAGTTCGTAAGATTCATCAAAGAATCTTGGTCTATTTCCTTTGTATTCAGGATAATAATCAAGTCTCAAAGAACCACCTCTCTCACCATCCCACATAATAACAACCTTATCAACTGATAAATCAACGATAAGTTTTCTAAGTGTGGTGTAAAATTGGAAGATTCCACCTATATGTTTTTCCTTATAGAAAACGTTTTTAGCTCCGTTATAAGAACGTTTCATTAAAACGTTACCATCAATAAGAAGTGTTTTGGTTTTTTCTTTTTTCTTAGTTACTTTGAGGCCTGTCATTACCCATATTCATTTTAAAGGGTTCAACAATTTTTTTTCTTTCTTCTTGATTTGATTCGATAAGAATTCCTAAATCAACTAATAGATTTTTATGAACTTCAGATAATTCATCTCCATGGAGAAATCTTTCTACACCAGATTGGATTACCCAAAATGATGCTAATTGGTCACCTCTATCTGTTAGAGCCTCCCTATTTAGTTCTATTAATCTATTATAATTAATTTTCATTATTCTAATCCTTCAAGTTCAATGTCGGTTTCAGAGTTTTCCAATGCAAAGTCTTCTCCTTCTTGGATTTCTAGTCCGTTCTTAATGAACATTTCAGACCAAAAATCAGAGTATTCTTTTTTGTATTTCTCTTCCGCCTCTTTTGTATCGTCAATAAAACCATGTGGTGTTACGATAACTTTACCGTCTTCATACCCAATACCATTTACGTGGTTCTTAAGAATAGAAACTTTACTACGAGTAGCGAACTTAATCTTTCTACCGTTCTTAGTTGCCATAATCTTGTTTGTACCAGCACCTTTTTGATTACCAAAAAGGAAGATTAGAGTACTATTAAGATAGATGGCTTCCCCACCTTTCATCTTAATTTTAGGTTGTCCCATTGGACTATCAGGTAACTCAACCCAAGGTTGATTAACGAATACAATTGTGTTGGTATATTTATTCGGTTTACCATCCGATAGTGTTTCTTTTCTTGAGGATGTAATTCTACCATTCAATCCCATTCCGATTTTATCAGATAATACAGAAGCGTTATGCATCTTACCACCTTTACCGTCGAAAGTCATTTTACAAGGAATTGAACCAACAGAGTCCCAAAAGAAACAAATGTCATATGGAATGTCACCCTTTGCTTGGGCATCCAATACTTCATTTATATAATCTGTAATCTGTTCAATATAATCAAAATCATCACGGAAAAGGAAAAATCCATCCCATTCACCTGGAGCCGTTTCAGTAACGTCTAAACCCATTAATTGAGCGTGGGGGAAACTCCATTTCTTTTCTGTAATAATAAAGATTGGTAGAATACCATTTTGTTGACACCAAATAGCACTTTTTAAAAGAGCTGTGGTTTTACCTGTGTCAGAATGTCCCAAGAAAACATTTAAGTGCCCAAGAGCTGGACCGGGTACTCCCGTAGCTTTTTGGAAGGCAGGTCCTAAATCAATGAACCTATCAGCCTTATATTTAGTTTTTGTACTAAATTTATCCTTAAGTCCATCCAAGGAGAACTCCTTTTTACCTATTGATTTCTTTTTTCCGTCAGACATAGTTTATAAATTAAAATGGCATTTCATCATCTTCACCTTCAGCTGAATCATCAGTATCAGGAGCTGAATATTTTGCTGAACTTGTTGGTGTTTCTTTCTTAACAGTTTCTTCACCTTTAGCAACAAACTTCTCAAGTTTTTTATCCCAAACTGGTGTTTCACCGTTTGCAATAATTTCAAGATAATCTAATGGAGATGCCTTGTAGATATCTTTCCATGTCATTTCATCTTTAATCCAAGCGTTAGCTTTGGTCTTGTCGTTTGTTAACATTGATGGGTCCTCGGCCATTACAGAAGTAACTTTAGTGTTATTCTTGTCACCTCTTCCTAACATAAGGACAAGGTCACGGCCTTCTCTAGGGTCTGATAAGTCACCCTTTTTTGTGAATAGAGGAATCATTTTATCTAACTCCCCTTCACCTTTGTAGTTGTGACGGAAACGCCAGATTTTAATACCATCATCCTCTTTAGAACGGTCAATTACACGAGCTAAATAAAACTTAGCTGCTTTGTAAGTTTTGGCAATTTTCTTGTCTTCTTCACTGCCTGTGGCTTTTAAAGCCTTTTCTACTTCACATAATGGACAAGTTTCACCGTCATTATGTTCTCTACAATAAAGTTTTCTCCATTGTCCATTAACCTGCATAACGTGGAAATAGCCCTCTTCAAAAGGTGAACCACCTTTTACTTTAGACGGCATAAGACGAATGGTTGCTTCACCATTTTTTTCGCCTTCTTCCAAACGTGGGTTAAAATACTTTGAGAAATCTTTTTCTTCGAAGGTTTTACCTCCACCAGAATTGCTTTTGTTTTTTTCATACTGCGACATAATCGCACCTAAAACATCACTCATTTTTCTTTGTTTTTAATTGTTTAACAATAATACTTGGTCTAATACTAAGTCAAAATTGTCTTATTGTAAATGAAAAAAGAGGTCATTTAGCCTCTTTTTTCTATCTTTGTAAAATTTTATTGACTTTTCATCTTGTGATAATGTGGTAGTGGGAAACAATTGTTAGGATCTTTACAATCCTCCTCCACTTCGATAATATTTCTATACATACTTAAAAATGGTATCCTAAAACCTATAACTTTAACCCTATATACCGAACCAACTTCTAATTCGTTATAAACATCTGATGAATTGAATTTACCTCTAAACATCTCATCTGATTCTTCAAAAACTTCATCGTCAGTGAAAATAAGGTATTTACTTTCTGTTGATTTTCCAGTTGACACTGTTGTAATATCTTTATCTTTTACTCTAATTGTTAAAGTTTCTGTACGAGATTGACGTGATATTTCAAAACCAATCATAATAGCTATAGCTAATGTTAATATTTTAAAATACCCACTCTTAGTAAAGGCAGATTCAGTTAATGAAAGGCCCAATTTACTGTTTAAATTATTATAAACCTCTTTGGTTTGGTTAGCATCTATATCATACCCTAAATTAGATCTAACCAAGTTAATGGCCTTATCTAAATCAGTTACGTTGTTAACTTTTAATGTGTTAAAAATTTGTTTAAATGTTTTAACATTTCCACCAATTTGTGTGATTATCTCTTTTATTTTATCTAATACCCTATTTTCAGTTAAAACTTTTTTTTTTGACCTGGATTCAGGAATAAAAGATTTCTTAATATCTACACCACTGTAATCTTTAGCCTCATCAGGATCTAATTTCCAAACTTTGACCTCACCATCTGGACTTTGAGCGTCAGGTGTTGAACCGTCAGTGATTTCATAATTATCTTTTCCGTTCACATCATTCCAATAATCTGTTAACTTAACGTTGAATGGATAACTATCTAATGAACGTAATTCTAATTTCTCTTTTGGTTTTTGTGCTTGTAAATCCTTTTTAATTGAGGATACTTCAGTTGAAACTGTATCAATTTTAGATAATGATTGTTGTAAAGCTTCAAACTTACCCATCAAGTCTTTAATCATATTCTTACCTTCTTCAGCCGCAGTTACAGCTTTCTCAGCGTAACCCTTAGCGTCATCAGCTCTTTTTACAATATCAGTAACGTCAATTTCTTCTACGTCATCACTTGAACCTTCGAGTTCGTCGGCTGCACTAAATTCATCAGCTGTACCGAATTCATCAACTTCTTCAGTATCTCCACCTTCAGCATCACCGCCACCAAAGTCAAAGTCAACATTGTCTCCACCTTCAGCATCACCACCTTCTTTTCCACCTTCATCAGCACCAAAATCGAAGTCAGCATTGTCTTCACCTTCATCACTTTTGTTTTCATCGTCAGCGTAATCGGTGTAAGCATCCTCCTCTAAGTAAGTGTGTCTTCTAACTTCAGTCAAAGATGATTTACCTTTCTTAGGGTCGTACCCAAGAAGTTCTATATGTCTTTTTAAAGACTCTTTTAAATCTTTAGATAAACTTTTTTCCATTATCGTGTGTATTCGTTTAAAAGTTGTCTACCATCGTTAGTGATGATTTTCTTATGTTCTCTTTTAACAATCTCTTCAGGATTGTTAATCATACATTCCTCATCATTACATTCAGGTTTATTACCCTTCAAAAAAGAATCTAAATTTTTCTTTAAATCTTTTTCTTTGTTTTGTTTGTTTTTATCTGTTAACATGACTACTTTTCTTTATAAATATCAAGATTCAGGTAAAAACACTTGTTCTATTTTGTTTATTTCCAAAACATCACCTTTTAATAGAATTATTTTGTTTTCGTATTTAGTCCAATCTATTTGGTAGTCCTTGTGGTTGACATTACCTTGTAACCCACTTTCTTCCTCAATTAATCTGTTCAAAGCATTAATAGTAAAAATGGTATTACCTTTTTTATGTATTTGGATTGTTTTAGGAAGTTCTTTTTTAATGTCAATTTTGTTCTCAATATCGACACGTAACTTATATGTTAAAACGAAACTACCATCTTCTAGTTTAAAGAAGAAGACGTTTTCTTTTTTAATCCCGAATTTCTTTTTGATTTTATGTAAAAATCCCTCTATCCAATCTTCCTTAACAAATGAGGCTAGAAGTAGTATTTTTTGTTGCATCCTTAAACATTAAGTATGGTATATATTTTATGTTTAAGTACTTGAGTTCATTCTTGAATTTTGTTGTTCCCTTTCCGTCGTTACCTTCGAATTGAGTCATGTCTTTCTTTAAAATACTCAGTACTTTTTCTCTATCAAACCCGATGAACTCTATTTGTTCGAGATCGATAGAAAAAAGATTAAAGTTGTGATAAACATATACAACTTTATCTGAATATAAATATGCAAATCCACCCGCAAGGCTTTTGATTTTTTCAATAAGTTCTTCGGTAGAATTTATTTTATACATTATTGGGTCTATATTGAAATATTTTATGCCTTTTACAAAATCATCATAGGATCTTTTAATAAATTTTTTCAAATCATCTTCAAAGACACCACGTTTTTCACTTGTATTAAAAGTCCAATAAAGTCCATCTGATATTTTTTTTCTAAGTATTGATGCTTTATCGAAATTAGTTTTAGCTAACTCCCAACCTATTATTAAAGTAGGTAAATCATTACCGTCAGCATTCAGATATTCTTCCATTGTCAAAACATTAAAGTTTTGTGGAACACCTGTAATACCCTCATTTGATACTATATTTCCTACAATAATCATTGCCTATATAAAATATTTTTTTATCTTTGTATAAAGATAAGAAATGAAAACAGAAAAAGAAATACACCCACTTACAGGTTCAGATTTAACTAACTTTATTTTTGCGGGTAATGCCACCTTTACTGTAGTTAATGAAACCACAGGTAACCGTTTTACATTTCGTGTTCGTAAAGCTGGTTGGGGTACTCCTACATATAATGAAAAATCTGGCATTTTCTATGTTTCTGTTTTGACAGGATCTGATAACAATTCTTCTTATACTTTTATTGGTACTTATTTTGGTGGAACAAATCAAGTTTACCGTCATTCCCATAAGAGTAAAATCACAGATAAGGCTGTTTCCAACCAAGTTTTAGTTTGGTTCTTTTCTTCCTACATCAAGAATCCATCTTCTTTCCCAACTGTTAAAGTTTTTCACTCAGGTAAATGTGGGAAGTGTGGAAAAAACTAACCACCCCTGAATCTGTCAAGAGTGGTTTAGGTCCTAAATGTGGTAATAGAGATTAAGCTAAATTATCCCACCTATTTATAGCTGTGTTAAATATTGATTTTTTATTATCATATGTTTCACCACCTATTTTAACTGTGTCGTGGAAATCCGCCCAAGTTTTAGTACTATCTTTATAAATTTTAGTTTTAGCAGCAACACCACCATTTTTATCTTCTAAACCTGGGGACCACCATTTTTGTACATAAGTCGTAGTCCAACCATCGGGAGTACTACTATTAAATCCTTTAGCTTTAATTCTATCAATCATAAAATCTAAGAATTTTTCATTATTCTCAAAAGAAGCGAAAGCTCGATATTGATTACCACTATCTTTTCTACAATATTGTGATGAAAAAAATGGGTATCTATTTTCAGTTCCAGTTCTTTCTTTATCCCCCCAATTACCGTCTGATTGAACGCCCGCGTAATTGTAATTACCCGAACTAATAAAAGCTGGTGTAGCCTTTTCTTCAGGTGTTGCTCCACAATTTTTGTTACTAGTATGACAAGCTTCTGCCCACAATATTGCGAATACTGATTTAGCTGTTGCCTCATCTGTGGCCTTACTTAGATATTTTTTAGCATCTCTATATGTTAATAAAGTACGTTTATGTTCAGTCCAAGGAAGTTTAGGGTAAGAGGTTTTACATCTTTGATTTGATGAGGCTAAACTATCATCTTGTGCATTATCAGAACCTTCAACACCACTACCTTTTGTTGGACTCGTAAAACCAATATCTAATCCACCGTGATAGTAAGTACCTTTCACAGGATCTTTTCTATACATATAACTACTAATTCTAGGTAAATTCTCACTAGATACAGGGTTACCGAAATCTTTCAACTCAGGAGCGATTGAAGGTCTTAGATTATATCCGTCTGGTGATATACTTGTGTCACCATTAGGATTTTTTGCTGATTTATATTTATCAGCTGAAGCAGGGAAATCATTAACACCTTTTATAGATTTATCCGCACCTAAATTTAATACTAATTGTGGGTCTATTTTGGCAATATAATCCCTTCCACCACCACCGGCCCATTTAGAATCTTTAGTTTTAACAACTATTAAATGTAAGTGTAAACCACCATTAAATTCTTTATTACCGTTAATATCGTAGTTAGGGAAAACAGCTGAACCAATAACTTGTCCTTTTTTAACTTTAGTATTTTTAACTATACCTTCAGCAGCATTACAGTGGCCGTAAACGTAGTAATAATAATTACCATCACTAAATGGGCTATCCCCACCGTTGAGTCCGTATCTAACAATAATCCATCCTCCGTTAGGTGGTGCACCATATCCACCGGCAGCCCCCGTAACCATAACCACACCATCGTATGCTGATAATACTGGAGCGTAATCACCACTACCACCACCAGTTTTTGTGGTACCATTACTTGTTCTACCACCAGTTTTTGTGGTACCATTACTTGTTCTACCACCCGTACTTGCATCTTTTATTGATTTTTTATTTTCAGATGCTTTAATTTCTTTAAGTGATAAGTTCATAGCTAAAGCCGCATCAGTAATAATAGGTACAGTAGCAATCGGTTGTCTAACACCTTTGAATGTTGTTGTGGCGTGATTAGGTTTAAAATTATGTCTAACCTCTGTAATTAAATAAGTACCGTTAAACATTGGTACCCCAAATAAATCGAAATAAGTCATTGGTTGAATCATAACATTACCGAAAGATTCAACTTGACAAGTATATGAACGAGTTAAATAAACATTATGTAAATTTTGACCTTTTGACGTTTGGTCACTACCACCTTGTTTTGATAACTTATCGATAACTAATAAAGACTCACCCGTTTCAGAGAATTCTGCCTGATCTAATTGTATATTTTTGAAATGATTTTGATTTTCTAAACCATAAACAATTCTAAAAGCCGTTACACCTGGGTCCGCATTACCTGGTTGTCTAAACTCATCAGGTGTATTTCTACCCGTACTCAAATCAAAACCGTCATCACTTAACGCGTTGAAATCAATCGGACAGTTAACCTTGGCCCCGAAATTATTAATATTCAATACCCTAGAATTTCCGCCAACATACATAGATAAGAATAGAGGACCACAACTAACGTCTTTCATACTCATAGTAGGTCTGAACATATCTAATAAATCCTCAGTCTTCATACCATTGGTACCGAAGTTAATGTAAGATGGTAGTGGGAAGAATAAGTAATTATTCTCGGTTAAAACATCAGATAAATACTGATATAAACTTATTTTAAGGTTATCTTTTAGTTCGTTTAATTTTGTAATATCAATAACAGCGTCATCACCAATATCAACCATTGTTCTACTTACGTATTGGAAGTGTGTAGCTAAAGTGGATTTACCATTTTTACCCACAGTTTCAATACCACTTGATTTATTACAGTAACTATCCCCAGAACCTTCTGTAACATTAAAGAATGTTTTTCCATTAGCATCTGTAGATAACCACTTATCAGCCATTGATTTGAATGTTCTATATAATGATAATTTAACATCATCATCTTCCAATAAGGTTTGACCGATGGCTTCACTACCACCCTTATCAGCCTGTTCTTTATTTAATTCTTCAACCCTCTTAGGTAAAATTTCATTATATTCTATTTTAAAGGCATTTAAATAAGAATCAAACATTTCTTTATCAATTAAGAAATAGTTTTTATTACTACTACTAAAAATAGATTCACCCATACCCAACCACATTTTAGGTGTTGAATTTATGATGACATATTTTTCACCCAATAATTTATCCCTAACAGAAGTTCTATCATCTTTTAATTCAAATAAAGCGTCTTGAGTAGGTAGATTAATCTTAGGTTCATCTTTTTCTTTTTTAACCATATAGTTATCAACCATCTTATTAGATAGATTAAAATTAGCTGTATCAACTATAGGTAAAATGTCTTCAACCCATTCATTAACCACCCAATCTTCGAATACCCTAACAAACTCTTCTTTAACTTGGTCTGGTAGGTTCATCATTATATAACCTAAATTACTATCTTTAGTTAAACTTCTACCGTAAGAAGATAACTCATCGGTAATTGTATTACCCAACCTCGTTATTGGCATCATAGTTTGATAGTCTATCATAGGTGCTGAACGTTCAGTTAATATGGTAAAATAAGCTGCATCATTTTCATCGTCATCAGCACCAGAATTAGCACAAATAGCTATTGGGTGTATGTAAGGTATGTGGTGTGGTGCAATCCATAATTGTGGCCAACCATAAGAGTTGGACCATTCTTCAGCGGTAGATGAAATTGATGTGAAGCCAAACCTATTTTGTCCACTTAGATAGACATTAGAACCGAGATTAGTTTTATCTTCTATTCTTTTAGGTGGGTTTGATCCTTCAACTAAACTTATATCATTTTGATAAATTTGATAGTAATCAAATGCAAATCTAGAATTCCAAAATGATTCATTTTCATTTTTAGCGAGAGCATCTTCACGATCTGTATATCCTTCAGATCTAAACACACTTATTTGTACGTTATTGGTACCTAATGCGGTTGTGTCGTATATATTTCTTAAATAATTAACAATCTGATTTCTTGGTACGTCAGTTCTAATATCATTAGGGTCTAAAGTATTAAAACCTGGTTGTGATAAAGGATCAAATCCGTTTGGTATTTCTCCATTAAGTGGGTTGTTCCATTTACCGTTAGAATTTTTACCAACAAAACATTTCCATCGCCAAAAAATAGCCCCCATAGCTAAAACCCAAGCTTTAGGTGCTCTAACAATTCCTGCTGCTGAATTAAAAACTTTAATAGAGTATGGGTTAACCATTCCCGCCTTACCTATCATATCCATATCGTCATCAGTTTCTCTAATGATTAAAGGTGTTGGTTTTAAACTTTGTAAATATAAGTAAGCTAAATTTCTATTTTGAACATCATCGGAATTATAAGATGTACCCCACATTGTGTTAATTGGAGTATATCTTAATTCGGGTGTAGGTTTTTTAGTTGCCTTTCTAAATCTATTAACATTGTCTAACCAAAGTGGTGTCATCACAAGTGGTGAGGCTGCCGCAGCAGGACTTAAAAATCCAACATCAGTTTTACCAAATCTATTAGCATCATTAAAATCAATAAAATTACTTAAATGTATTGCACCAGTATCATCTATATCCCCTTGATCATAACCAACATCACCATAATCGAAAGCCAACCAATTACTCATACTACTTGGTGGTATTTGTTTACTGTCGTCACTAGTAAACCAAGAAGATGCGTCAGCACCCACACTGAAAAATCCACTCTCAGAGTTTAGAGGGTCTAAAGTTATAAACAATCTGTCAGTAAAGAATGAAGGTGTTTGTTGTTTGTAGGTATCACCATCAATTTTTGCTGTATTAACAGTTCCTTGTTGTGACTTAGAATCTATAAACTCCCAATCAGGATCGAATGATGATGGAATTTTTTCGGAGATAATTTTACCATAATCATCCATTTTTGTTTTAAACAAATCACTTTTGATTTCAATCGGTCTAGCTGACCTAGCATCTTCTTCTGTGAGTATCTTAAACAAATCTTTCACATCCATTTCATGTGGATTTGGTTTGATTATGATAGGATCACCACCCAACACTCCTTTACCATTTAATCTAATACCATCTTCCGTTGGTTTGTAGGCATAAAATTTTCTATTAACAGGAACTGGTACTGTTATTTCTTGTAAATCACCATTCTTTTTAAGTTCATCTATTATTTTAGTTCTAAATGAATCTTCACTTTCGTCTTGAGTTGTAACCGCGTAAGCAACCTCAAATTTTTCTATAGTATTAATTAGGTTATTAGCATCTATTTGAGCTAATTTACGAATAAATGTTTCATTAATCGTACCATATTCTGTTGGTGATAATGGTGTTTCTATTAAAGGTGTTGTTGAAATTGTTCCTATACCTGGATAGTATATTCCTGTTGAATCGGATAATATTCTAGCGGGTTGTGAATATGAATGGTCTAAAGAAATAATTAATCTCTCACCTATTAACTTCCAAAAACCAGTACCATTACCTATTTCAGCATTATTTTGAACGTCTTTATATGACAAAAAATAATCATCATAATTTAAAGGAGTCTCTAATGGATTTATAGGTGCGTAATTATCAAAACCAGGTCTACCTTGTTTATCATCATTAAGGATATCTATATCTTTTTTAAACTCTAAAAACGCATTTATAAAATCTTCAACAAATTTCACTTCAGGCCATAGAGGAAAATCTTCTCCAGGGTAGACTTCTTTTTTAGCATTACCACCACTTGAACCGTTTGGTTTAATTTTCATATAAGTTGGCCATGAGAAAACCTTATAATTAGGCCCACTTAATATTTTTTCATTATCTTTCGGTGGTGGATTATCTATATGGTCTTGTTCGCCTCTTACTGACACACTTTTCAATATTTCCATGAAAGCATCACAATTACATAATATAACCGTAAATATGTTTCTAATACTCGGTTTAAACCCAACTACCGTGGTTATTTTTTCGTTAATACTTTCAATAACAGTATTTCTTCTACCATCAATTTCTTTATCAATGGCATCCATATCATTCTCAATAGATTCTTTTATTAAACCCAAATCTATCCAATAAAGGGTACCATTATTTATCCCACCCTGTGGATAAGCAGAATCTAAAAGTCCGTTTTGGAATTTATCTTTAAACTTCTTTTCAAGTACGTTATAAATTAATTTAGAACCCTCAGTTTCAGATAATTGTTCATTAGTTGCGTTTGTTAATAAAGAGTCTTGATAACCATTAATAATATCAAAACCTTTTATATTATCTTTAATAACCAAACCTTTAATGGTTTTGATTGTTATAGGTAATAACCCTTTGGTTTTATCAAAATATGTGGATAATAATGTTTTAACTTTATCAACTAATTGTGTGTTAACATTATTTTCTGTTATATTAGGTATAGAAAATTTTAAATCATATGTTCTGTTACCAGTTGTAGAACTACGTGTTGGGTTTGTATCTCCTAGAGCTTCCCTCATTTTTCTCTCTAAATCATTTAAATGGTTTAGATATTGTTGGTTGAGGTCCTTTAGTTTGATTATATTATCTAGTTCAGTAAATTCAGTAGAACCTTTTATATCGGGTAACGTATTTTTACTTAAAAGATCATTATCTGTTAAAAAATCTTTTATGGTTTTACATCTAGTTGTACCGTCAGCATTTTGGACGTTACAAAATGGGTTAGGAGTTCCGTTTGGGATAAATCCAGAATCTATATAATAATTCCAAGTATCTTCATATTTTTGTTTTAAAATAGCTTGTGGTCTATAAAGACCTTCATCCAAGTATTGAGCTGCTGAAGCATAACTAACCATAACATCGGATAGGAATCCAAATGTCCAACCAATAAACTCACCTCTACATTCAATATTACCTGTATCAGAGTTAAACTTAGAGTTAAATTTTACCAAGTTTAAATAATAGGTGGCTGGTCTACCATAATATCCTTTAAGTGTTAAAGTAAAAACGGGGTATGGTAAGTTAAAAAACAAACCATATGGTGAACAAGAACCTTGTTCCATTAATGTAGCCCCTCTTACATCGATAAAATCTATAACAACTTTAGGGTTAGTTTGTGATTTAACTTCAATGTCAATATTTGTGATACCGAAACCCTCGAAATCTTTACCTAAATCATTCTCTTTGAAGGGAGAACCCCCAATTTCAGTCCATTGTGTAGATAAAGCTGCAACATTACTAAATAACTTAGAACCATCTACCATCTCCGTAGTTTGTTGTGGTACGGTTAAATCAATGGTGTTACGTATAAAGTTTTCTATTTTAATACCACCATTATTATCTGATTGTGTAAGTAATGTTTTACTTCTCTGATTAGCTTTTAAACTAACATAGATAAATAAATCTTCGTGTGGTACAATTTGTGCCAACGGATTTGGATCAATGATTCTAACTTTACCATCAACACCATTATTCGACCAAATGACTGGTTCATAGTCACTCTTTAAAGGATTGTTTTCACTCATTTTTAATCAATTCCGTATAACTTTATGTATGTATCAATACTTTGTTGATACTGTTGTAATGCTACAGTTAGTGGGAAAGGTATTCTTATTATAGAACCTTCTGGTATGTCAAATTCTAAACCACCAAATTGTGGGTTAGCTTGCATAATTAACCAACCATAGTACGGTGTACCATAATATCGTTGTGATATAATGTCAAGTCTTAGTTTACTATTATACTCTATTGAAATATCTGTAGCATTAACAGGTATTTTAATAAAAGGCATTACTTTAACTTGATTATTAATCTTAAAATTTTCGTATCTATCGTAATATTGTTTTGCCATTTTATTCAGGTTTTAAGATTGTTGTAACTTTTTCATGTTTTTCATCACCATCCTCAGTGAGAAGTAAATCCACACTCATTGCTCTACTATAATAACCATCCATTTGAGATTTTCTTGTTGTGTAAGTTATACTTCCTGAAGCGTTTGGTAATATTGGGTTTTGACTGAAATTAAAAGTTTCACAATCTACATTAATAGATGTAATGATTATAGGGTTTTTGGTTTTATTAACCACATTATATTTAACCACATATGGTACACCCTTCTTAACTGATGTGTTAATATTTGTTGTGGTCACACTACCATCCACATTAACTACTATTTGTCCTACAGTTGTGTTGTTGGTTGGTGTTGTGGTAGGTGGTTTATTATCCGTAGTAGAAGACGATGTATCGTTAACTAAATCTTTGTTAGCCTCTTCATTTATCTTTTCTTTTTCCACATTAGTCGTTGTGTTTTCAGTTGTAGGATTTGTGATATTTGTTTGAGATTTCAATTCATCAGATAATGATTTATATGTGTTGTCAGCGTCTTCTGGTGTTAAGAATGCACCATATACCACTTGAGCCGTACTTACAAATCCCTCTCTTTTAGCTAGATAATTTTCAACCAATTGGAATGGTTGATAAACTCCTGTATTCGCGAAGAAGTTATATGATACAGCATTTTGTAATTGTTTTATAGGTCCACCTAATGAAGAACCACCAATAAATTTAAAGCTAATATCTACCTTAACAATCATTGGTTGTACTCCAATACCTTCAGGGTTTAAATCCCATTGTAAAGGATCGAAACTGAAGTTAACACTATCCATAATAATCTTAGTATGGTAGAAATCACCAATTTTTAAAACACAAACAGGTGGTTTACCAAACACCATATTTTGTGGTGCTCTATAGTCCATCATTTGTGGTCCTTGTCTTGTACATTGTTGTAAGAAAGTGATTCTAGAGTTAAATCCTTCTGGCGTTATAGCGTGAAACGCTGGATGGAAGTTATCTAATTTCTCCACAAAAGAATTATAAATAAATGGACTGTCTTTTTTAAGTTTTAAGAAATAATCACACTCACCAATATAATTTTTTGAAATACTTTCAGCAACAGCTTTTAACTCTTCTTGTTCTTTTCTTGCCTTTTCAAAAGCCTCATTTTGTTCATCGTTTATTTGTTTTTCAATATCAGCAGAGAAAACAGATGTTTTTTCTAACTTAATTTCAACAAATCTAGATATCTTAGAGTTATATGAGTTTTCATTTTTACCGTTCGCGGTACAAGGGTCACCAGGTGCCTCAAATTTCCAATCCTCATCTTGGGTATCAGAAGGTGCTCCCGATTCCCCTTTAGTGTCAATAACCCATCTATTGTCATTATTGAATAAAGTATTTTCAGGTGGGTAAGATTTTGAATTAGGTGAATCATCATACTTAGCAGGTCCACCATTTTGTGATTCTTTAGGTAACATTAAATCATACAAATATTTTTGAGCTGCCTGTGCTCTATCTTTACCCAATTTTTCATTATAACTTGTTTTAGCTGTTCCTGAACAATAACCGTAAACTTTTATTGTATAGTTCTTACCATCAGGACTAACTAAAAATTCAGCCATCTTATCTAATTCAGCCTCAACACCTTCATTTAAACCTTTTCTTGTTTCACCACCACAAGTTAATGGACCAGTTTCATAACCATCACTAAATGGTATTCTTCTACCCTCCTGTGTTAAGTTTGGTGTTGTACACTTGTAATTAGGTTTTGTTCCACCACATTTATCATCTGTCCTAGCATTTGGGAAGTATATTTTTAACGAATCTTTAGGTGGTGATAAAGGGTCTTTTGGTGTAACAGGTTGTGGTTGTATAATACCTTTATTATCTTCTTTCTTAGGTTCTGGAGCTGTTTCTGGTAAATAATTTTTAAATAAATCTTTAACATCACTACATCCTCCAAAGAATGAGTCAAATTTACCGTCGATTAAATCAAACTGTCCAACAAACTTCTCTTTAAAATTGTTTCTCAATTCATTTAAAACTGAAGGGTGGTCAACAACAATACTAAAAGATAGTGAACCTGATCTTTCAGTGTGATTGTAAGTATAAATCGGTTCACCTCTACCTATAAAAGATGTTGTATCCCATGAAACAGATGTGTTATCTGAAAAATCTATGTTATACGGTGGGAACCACATAATTCTACCACCATTTGGTCCTTTCTCACATAGAGGTAAGTAAGCGTATTGTGGTGAATCTTTCCATGCTAAATTCTCAATAGAGAACATATAAGGTACTACATGTCTTGTAACCTCACCACCTAAATCTAAACCAGCTATAGCCGCAGCTAACTTAGTGGAGGCGGCCATACTTGCTTCATTATCACCACTATCCCAAGCTATCTTAGGTGTACCATTTTCGGTTAATGTCATATATTTTTGGTACTTCTCATCTATTCTCCACCAATTCTTTTCAGACCTAATCAAATCACTATATGTGTTGTAAGGTCTTCTAACTGACCAAGAACGACAGTAAGAACCATCCTCTTCTGCTAAAGTAGTATTACCGTTAGAATATCTAATGTGTCTACCTTCTTCATTGTAATTAGCATCAGTATTAACAACACCAATAAACTTACCTGCAGCTTGTGGGTTATTAATTGATTTGTTAACCAAGTCTTGTGTATATTTTAGGATACCTTTTTTAAATCTATTAGGTTTTTCTCCCCAATACATTAAGTTATCTATAGGTTGATGACTTTCGGGTAAGTCACTAGCTGGCATTTCAACTCCAATTCCATCGGAGTCTACATAATCTTCACTTGCCCAAGTATCTCTTTTTGGACTTTCTAGTGTATCAAAACCATATCCTGAATTTACTTGAATTGGGTCGGTGCCACTAAAATCCTCTGTAGGTTTTTGTGGTAATTTACTGTTAGTTCCTAAAGCCGCTTTAACCTTTTCATTGATATCCCCAATAAGAGAGTTTGACCTAGATTCTGCAGGTGATTCAGTTCCAGTTGATGTTAGATAGTTGGTTACTACAGGTGGTTGCCCTGCCCCCGCCCTTGGTTGTAATTTCGCGAGTAACTTCTTTAATAAACCAGTAGTTTGTTGACTAGCTGGAGTTTGTAAGTTAGGACCATATTTGTTTGTATATAGAGCATCGAATAATAATGATTTTTGCCCACTACCCGTGTAATCTAATATATCGTTTGTAATGTCTACATCTTTAGCTGGGTCCGTACTAAGAATAGTATCAAAAGCACCATCAGGTATAATACTAATAGGAACATTAAGTCCAGCTAGTTTTGCAATAAATTTCGCAGCCTTACCAACACCTGATTTAGGTACGGTAATAGAATAATTACGTTGTAATAAGTTACCACCACCCAATAAACCAAACGGATTAACGTTGATAGCGCCAACAGTATTGTCAACGAAATTAAGTTTTAATCTGTTAGCTAATTCAACACCTCTTTTCTTACGAGCAATGACATCTAACTCTGAAGGATTCTGTCCATCAGGTTTATAGTTAATACCTGAACTAAATTGAGAGAATGGTATTACACCTACACCAAGAGATCTACTAAAGAGTTGGTCTCTAAAGTCACCTTGTACGTTTGTGTTATATTCTTTAAACCCCGTGTTACCAACTAATACTTCATTGTTAGAAACAACAATAGCTCCATCTTGATTTATAATACTGTTTGAGGTATTATATTGGATAATCTCACTAGGTCCCCAAACGTTGTTTTGTCTAAAATAAACAGCATCTCTAATTTCGGATGTTGTTGTTATATAACCACCATCACTTACCCAAGATTCTACGTTACCTGCATAACCTAATTTTAAAGTCTGTGGTACACCATAGTTAGTACCTTTAGCGTTACCATATTGATTAATGGTTGGTATTAAATTAGGATACCAAGTAGCTAATTCAACAAATGTTGGATTTTTATCTAGAGAATCTTGTCTAGGATATGTAAAATTGTTGTAAGCTGACGGTGTATCAGATACATCTTCAGCTGAAGGTAAATCTATATTACTACTATTTTGATTTAGTAGAGTTGCTGCATCCACACCTAAATCTTGATTGGTGATTCCTGCTGCAGCAACTTGAGGATTAACACTTGGAATATTACTTGATAAATTTACTTGTCTTGGATTAGTTAAATTGTTGTAAACAGAAGGTGTGTTAGCAACATCTGTTAAATTTGGAACATCGGGGACATTTGGGTTAGATTGGGAAACATCGTATTCAGTTCCTCTATCTCCCCAAGCATTACTTATAACCCCACCAATAACTGGGTTAACAACTGGCAAGTTGTGTGAAAATAACCAATTTCTAAAATTAGTATCTGATATTGGTCCGAGAAAACCACTATCGAAACTATCTATGTCGTAATTGAATGGGTTTATTTGATTTGATGGCATTCCTTTAAATCTTTTTCTATAAATATCTTTTTAATGATTTTATCTTACACTTTTTAAAATTAAAATATTTATAGAAACAATATAAAAACTTAGTAATAAAACAACCAAAGTAAAATGACCAAAGAAGATAGAAAAAAATATAATAAAAGATATAAAGAATTACATAGGGATAGAATAAGAGAACAATATCTAAAAAGTTATGAATTAGATAAATCATATCAGAAAGAGTATTATAGAAAAAATAAAAACACGGTTGAGTATAAAGAGAAGGTGAAAAAGTATAAGGAAGCTAATAAAGAAAAATTAAAAGAGTATAATAGATCCTATCAAAAACAGAGAAGAGAAAAAGACGTGTTATATAAAATATCGTCAGATATTAGAACATACATCATTAATACACTTAGAAGTGCTGGTTACGAGAAAAGTAGTACTTCTAATGTTATACTTGGTTGTTCTTTTTTGGAATTCAAGAACTATTTGGAATCTAATTTTGATCCTTGGATGTCTTGGGATAATTATGGTAAGTGTAATGGTGAATTAAATTACGGATGGGATATAGACCATGTAATTCCACTATCATCGGCAAAAACAAAAGAAGAGGTTATTAAATTGTTTCATTATACCAATTTAAAACCATTATGTAGTTACACTAATCGTTATATTAAAAGAAATAATCTGATATAGTTTACTTAATGATATTTTCTTGACAATTTTAGCAGCAGATCCTTAAAGCTTAAGCAAATAATAATATAAAAGCAGCTTAAATAAATATTAAGCTTTGCCTCCGTTTAAATCCTTTTGAGTTTGAGTTGCGATTAACTCTTTTAACTTGGAAACGAAAATAGGGTCTTTAATCCAATCAGTATTAGATTTTCCACCACCTTCTCCAGAAATTTCAATCGAACCATCTATCGATAATGATTCATCGAATTTGATTGTTGTTGTAGAACCTAACAATGACATCCAAAGTGATAATTCTTTCAATGCATTAAGTTTCTCCATATCGACAGAATTTATTGCCTCGATGGAAGCATTTAATCCTGAAGGGTCTATTCCTTGTAATGCTGTACCTATAGTTTCAGTCATCTCAGTAAAAGCTCCACCACCAAACCACCATGCCATACCTAAAGCATGTAATGAGGCTGATAAGGCGAATATACCTAAAGCTGCCATTCTTAATGCAGGTCCTAACATCATTAAAGGTAGTATTAATTGTGGTAGTGCTGAAATACTATTCATAAACATCTCCATCGGTGGTGCTACTGCCTCCAATCCATACGATAATAACCACATTGCAATTGAGAGGGCTCCGGCTGCTAAAATTAAAGCACCTAAACCTACTAAGAAGAATAAGAATTGTGGTCCAGCTAACATCTCACCTAAGAACATACCAGCAAACGCAAAACCTATAATAGCTCCCGTGGCTACGGCTAACACAGCCCAATCAACACCCTGCATAAGTGACATTGCGTAAGCTAACGGAATCATGGCAACACCTAACGCTACTATGGCGAGGGCTCCTTTAAGAACTCCTTCAGTTGGTATTTTAGACACTAAGAATAATGCCCCAGTCAGTGTTAATAAACCAACTGCTGCCATACCCAAAGTTTCCCAACCATTTTGTAATTTATCAAATTCTTGGAGTGATTTAGCGAAAACAAATAAAGCAGCGGATAAAATTAAAATTGCTGCCGCACCTTTAATCATATCTGTCATATTAATCCCTTTAGTTATACCACCAGGACCTTGTTGACCTGGAGTAGGTGTAGTTGTTGGAGCTGCTGTACTTTGAGGTGTCATAGCTCCATCACCCTTTTTACGCCAATTCATTGGATTAAGTTTACTAAAGAAACCACCTTTACCACCACCCCCAGCTGTTCCAGCATTAAAAGCTGCAGCAGCTGAAGAACCAAATATTCTACCTTGAATCATTGGCCATAAAACTTTCGAACCGAAGTATACACCTAAACCGGTTGCTAACAATCCTGTTGGACTAAATATTTGTAATAAGAAACTTACTACAGATTTAACACCACTTAAGAATTCTTTTATTAATGCCTCATTTTCTGTGAAGAATTTAACGACACCAACCATAATCATATTCTTTATGGCGGTTAATTCTTTTTCAGATGACATTGCTTGGTCAGCTAAAGCTTGTAATTCACTTTCACGTTGTGTTATTTTCTTTAATGCATTATCATCTAAATTTTTAATGTCAGTACCGTTAATCATTATCTCACCATTCTTACCAACTTCCATTAAACCTGTTAACATATCTTTTTGTTCAGGATTTAAATTTCTACCCGACAACATAGATTCGAACATATCTAATTTAGCCCCTTGTTTGGCTGTCTTAACTAAGTCTTCCATTGACATACCTGTAGCTTCAGCAGCAACACGTAATCTATCCATTTCGTAAGCACTTACTTTAAATTCTTTCGTTTTTGGGTCCCATTCGGCTGATGCTTTAGCGGCTTTAGTAATATCCTCCATAAACTTCTCAGGATTATTACGAGCCTCATACATCAATTTAAATGGGTCACCTAGTTCGGCTAAACTACCACCTAAGACTTGTAATTGAGCTGCCATTTCGATAGCTCCTTCAGGTTTGAATGCCTTATCAGCAGCTGACGCTACAGCAGACATTTCAATCTTATATTTTTCACTTAGAGCTGCCATTTTTTGAAGTCCCTTAATACCTGATTGGAAATTAAGTTTGTTCATCAACTCCATGTTTTGTTGAAACTTTTTGATAACCTTTCCTGAGTTAACACCCATTTTTTCTGATTCAATACGCATATCCATAATGGAAGACATTGCTAATTCAGAACCTAAACCAAACTGGTCCATTTGACCAATTAATTGACCTAACTCATCACCCTGCATATTAAGAGCTCTCGCTGTTAAGGCGGCTTGTTCTTGAACTTGTTGAGAAAGTACTACTTGTCTACCCGTTTCATCCGCTAAGGCTTGTTGTATTTTTCCTGAAGATTCTAAATCAAATCCTAATTCTGCCCAAGCCATTTGAGAACCTTGGATGTTGTTCTTCATAAGTGCCATACCTTCACCAGATAAACCAATGTTCACTGATGTTTGTATTGCTAAATCATTTAATTTTAGGAATGTATTAAAAACCTCACTAAGAGACGGTATGAATTTAGATTTTAAATTTTTACCCCAATTGATAAGTTCATTACGGACAACTTTAGTTAAATTTTTACCCTTAGCTAATTCTTTATTAATACCAATTAAAACTTGTTGTTGTTGTTTTAATGAATCTAATTCTTCTTTTAATTTTTTCGCCTTTTCTTTACTCTCTTCAGTACCTTGTGCCTCTAACTCAGTAATTTCTTGTTGAATGATTTCCATTTCTTGGGAAATCTTTTTCATTAATTTATAGTTTTCAGCAATCTTTTTTTGAGCTTCGGCAAAATTCTCTAAGGAGGCGGTGTATCTCTTTATCGCCTCGGCTATCTGTTCTTCTACCTCTAATTGGGCCTTTCGACTTCTTAAATCGTCATTTGCCATTATTTAACGGGTCTTAAATATTTGATAGTACCTCTAACATTTGGCCATGTATAATTACCCATAGCGTTTTTACCTATAGTAACATTAACATTTGTCCATTCTTGTGGTTCAGCCTCATTTATAGATTCATCTGATTCTATAACCAAAAACTCACCCCCAATATTAGGTCTATCTGATAAAACAATAGTTTGTGGTTCTTTTTCTGATAATCTTACAAAGAAAACACCATTGTTTAATAATTTTTGAATTCTATCCGCTGTTACTCTATCAGCTAAAGATTTAATATCACCACTAGTGATTTGAATATTTCCTTTAACCTGTACGTAATCTTTTTTAGAGAATATTGCGTATTTTTCTTTGGATGGTTTTTTAATACCTATATCAATAATTTTAATCTTACCTGGTTTTTTATTCATATTTTTAATGACATCACCAGTTTTGTTTTTTATTTCACTTTCCGTAAAGATTAAAACAGGGAATACTTCATCTTTTTGAAGTCCTTTAGTTACTAATTGTTTTTTGTTTAATCCTAGGTATTTTCTATTGATTGAATTTCTTTCGAAGATTATTAATAATTTAACACTACCACTAACAAACACCAAAGCAATAGATTTAAATAGTTGGGAATAAGTTTTATCGTATTTAGCCTCACCATCGAAAACTTTACCACCTTCAGTTTTGAATTTAAAATGGAAAGGCCCATATTGTTGTATTAATTCTATTGAGTAGATTCCCTGTTCTTCCATGTATCCTTGAATCCCATAAACACCCAAAGAACTAAGATTTTTTTCAACCTTACCTTGTAGGTATTGTGCACGTGCTAAAGCTGCAGTACCACCCGCTTCTCTATTTTTAATGGAAGGTAACTTAGCCGGATTTACATCAGCCTCGTTTAACAAAGATTCTTTTATGATTTTTTTAATATCCATTGCAGTTTCTTTATAAATATCACTACAAAAGAAAAATGGTACTTAATATGTCCCATTATCTTTTTTTAGATTTTATCTTATCGTATTCTTTTTTCTGTTCTTCTAATTCTTTTTGCCATAAGTCTAGATAAATTCTTCTTTCCCATACAGGAAGACTCATTGTTGCTTCATATGAGAAGTTCATATGTTTAACAAAGTACCAAATCTCTTTACGGAGACCTAGATTATACTCTGACGTTAGGCCAAAAAAAGTTGAGTCCGAGGGTAATTGGAGCTTGAAATGTGCCTGTCGGCCCCTCCACCTCGACCGACATATCAATACCTGGTTCAATTGAGTCTGAGAATTCTCTAAATTTTAGAGAATCATAAGCTGGCATTACATTAACAAATTGTTGAATGAAGTTAATATCTCTATTACCATCAATTTCTTTAATTTGTGCTTGTAATCTATATGTTAAAGCGTTTGAAATTTGTGATTTCGTAGCTTTCTCATATTTTTCTGCTCTCGAAAGAATGGTCTTCTCATCACCAACTGTTAAAAGAGTAAATTTAATTTTCTTTTTAGATTTTGGTAATGTAAAAGAGAACTCACCTTTTTCATCAGGTTCAACACCTTCAGGTAGTTCTTTTGTTTTAAGTGTGGTTAAATCAATTTCTGTCTCAAATTCAACACCACTTGTAGGGTCATTTAATTTAACAGGATACATTTCACCGTAACCCGTAGCACGTAACCAAATCATGATAGCATTTCTATCACCAACCAATAGTTTATCAACAGGTACTGGAGATTGTTTAATTTTTCTCTCCATCAACATGTCGAGAACTTTACCACTTTTAATTAAGTTAGGTGATGTAAGGACGTTTTCGTCCATTGCCGTCATATACTCAACTTTAACAGTACCTTCTTGACCTGGGTAAAGAAGACCCTTAGATGGTAATGGAATTACATCAAAAGGAATTTGAAATTGTACTTCTTGAGTTTGATTTTTATTTGACATATTTAAAAACTTTTTTTAATTTTGTTATTCTTATTAATCATAAAACTCTACCTCTAATAGTAAAGGTTCTGCTAATAAATACACTATTTTTATTTTTTTCTCTGATAAATTTGGCTTTATCAGAAATTATCCCTATCTTTATATAATTAAACTTAAATAATATGAAAATGACTGAAGATAAACTTAATCGTTTGAAAGAAGTTCTCTCTGTTCCTACTTATTCTCGTAATGAGGGGTTGATGATTGAGTATCTAAAAAATGTTTTAACTGAAAAGGATTATGACCACTATGTTGATGAACATGGTAACATATACGCAACTAAGGGTGAGGCTGAATGGTTCCCTTGTTTTATTGCCCACACCGATACCGTACATAAGGTAAACAAAAACTTAACTGTTGTTCAAGAAGAAAAAGATGGTAAGGTTATTCTACGTGGTATAGACGGTGTAACTAAAAGAGATTCTGGTATTGGTGGTGACGACAAATGTGGTGTTTATTTGGCACTAGAAATGTTGGATACATTGCCAAATGTAAAAATCGCTTTATTCGTTTCCGAAGAAATTGGTTGTAAAGGATCGATGTATGCTGACCCTGAATTCTTCAAGAATGTAGGTTACGCTATTCAATACGACTCACCTCAAGGTAACTCTATGAGTTTAACTTTAATGGGTAGATACTTATTCAACCAAAAGAGTGAATTTGCTAACAAGGTTTCAGGGTTAATTACTGAACACGGTATTAAAGATTGGGCTTATCACCCATATACTGACGTATGGCAAATCATGGAAAAGTTTAACATAGCTTGTTTAAACTTGGCGGCTGGATATTATAGATACCATACTGACGCTGAATACGTTATCGTAGATGATGTTCAAAACGGTTATGAACTTGGACTTAAAATTGTTGAGAGTTTGGGTGAAAACAGGTACGAAAACCCAAAAGAAGAAAGAACCTTCGGTTGGGGTTTACCAAATAACTTTATAAAGAATGCTTTATATTGAGCATGATTATTTAATTTTTTTACTGAGCTGCCTTTTCTACTAGGAAAGATTCGTTTAATATGTGTTTTATTAGTTTTCTCATAACATTTGATATGTTAAATATAAACCTGGGAAGTATGCAGCAACTTCACGTCTTTTAATCCAATGTTGGATATTACCTAAATGTTCATATTGTTGACCCCATACATAATCATAGGGTAAACTTTGTGAGTACTCTATTAAAGCCTTACCAATGCCCAACCCTTTATAGTCAGGATCGATACCTAAAGCAACACCCTCAACACCATCTAAATTTTTAAATTTCAAAGGGTCAACTTTAATTGAACCTGGGTGTTTCTTATTACATTGTTGCATTGAATAACAATTGTAATCTCTCACTATGTAGTGATGGATATAATCACCCATCTGATTTTCAGATAATAAATAAAAACCAACAATCTTACCTTGATAAGTTGCTTTAACAGATATTTCCCAATCAGCAGCTTTAGCCAAGTAATTTAAAAGTTCTTTCTGCCCCATTTGACCTTCAAAAACTTTCAACCCTATTTTTAAAGCATCTAAAATTTCTTTTTCTGATGTGAAATTAGATATTTCTAATTCATCACTATAGGGAAACTCTAAACTTAATTGAGTTCCATATCTTTCGTCATTCACCTCTTCTTCATATTCCTCTTCATCTTCACTTCCACCCATCTCACCACCAAACCATTCAACAAAGGCATTTAAAAGAGCTTCACCCGAACTCCAATCTTGGTGTCCTGTTTCTTCATCAAAATCAGCTAAATCACTCATCGATAATGTCTCATTACCAGTAGCTTGTCTAGCCATTTCTAAAATATTTTCAATCCATTCTTGAGACCACATTTCAGGTTCATCTTCCATATAGTCCTCTTCATCGTCATAATTTTCTATTTCCTCATCCTCTTCCCACGGAGATTGTTCTTCACTAGGGAAAACACTTTTATCACCACCTAAAATTTCATAATAGAAATATTCACGAACCTTATCTCTACCAGAAAACCAAATCTCATCAAATTCATCAATATCGTAGATTAATCTACCTAACCAAGGGTCGTTAACCATAAGTGTGTCATTATCGTAATCAACAACAATAATCCAATGTGGTGTTCCGTGTACGTTAGCTCTAACAATACAAGGGTGCCCTTTATCGATAGAATCTTTAAGTGATTGGTATGGGTCTTCTTCCATCATATGTTCAACATATTGAATTCCCATATATTTTAAACCTTTTATCATTCTATCAGGAGGTGTTCCCACAACCCAATCGGTACCACAGGCACGACAAATATCTGATATTTTAAATCTATCACCCACAAAAAAATCATGAACCATCTTTAAACAAGTTGGCCCACAACTATTACCTGTCGGTTGGTAATGATGAGGTACGTTAACCTCATTTAATATTTTCTTAATTAAGTTTTTCATGTTAATACCACATCATGTTCGATACCGTTAGCATCGTAATATTTTATATCTAAATCCTCAAGACTGGCTGGAACTTGTCCATCACTAAGTACATCCCTTTCAATAAAATCTGAAACCTCAATACCAGAAGTATCTTTAGATCTCCTAGTAAAATAACCATGTGGATTTAATAATTTATTCAAATCATTCCAATCATGATAACCCCAACGACTACTTTTTAAAATTTTGTAAACTCTACAGGCGTGAATAAACCACTCCATCGATTCGGGATCATTCTCTTTAAAAGAATGTGTTTCAGTATTATATGCGTCAGCATCCCCTGACATCCATTCGGATTTTATGACAAATATATTTCTCTTCAATGGTGGTGGTTTTGTTGGACCTAATATCTTGAAAGGTAGTTCTTGACCTTTGACAAGATCATTAGCCCACCCCAAATCATCGTTTTCTTTTAATATTTTCATTAATTAAATCTTTCATTAATCCTTTAAATTAACGGGATATTCAACCCCACCTTTATCGTAATAATATATGTCAACCTCATCTAACCAAGCTGGATAATCAGTACCAACAACATAGTCAGACATATCTTTTGGTGTACCGTAGATTTCTTCATCATCGTATGAACCCAAACCTAAACCGATACTTTTGGCTAAATCAGAGACATCTCTCCATCTTTCAGCTCTTGAACCTAATAGTTTGTTGTAAAACCTACAAACATTTTTAAACCATTCAAAAGATGTTGGTCTATCAGGATTAAATTCGAATTCTTCTCTTAATGATAAATCACCATAACTCCATAGAGTTTTAATTTTGAAATAATTTGATTTTTTTGGTCTATTTGTTGGTGTAGAAGACACCTCAAAAGGTAAGTCAGAATCTAGTTCCGAAATCCATTCAAAATCATTTTCCTTTAATATTTTACGAATTCTATCCTTCATTACCATCTACTACCAAAGTCTTTAGGTGTGTATCTTTTAGTTAAAGGTTTCATAGTAACTGACCTTTCAACACCAGATTCATCAAAAAAAGTAACACTTAAATCTCTTACTGCTGCAGGATAATAGTCATCACCACCTGTTACATCTCTAGGAACAAGATTATACATATCATCCCAACAATCATCTTCGTCATCACATATATTCATCACAACACCCATCACAAGTACAATCATCCCTACCGTGGTCATAACCAACATCTTTTCCCCTATCATAAACACCGTCAAACTCACCATATAGAAGTTCACCAATTTCTTTTAACTGACTAGGTTGTCTAACCCCGAATTCTATAAGTGTATCATAGATTGCTCTAGCGTCAACATCCCATTCGTATGCAATATCCTTAAATGGTTTATAAATTTCTTTTTCGGCAGCATCAACATCGAGACCCTTAACCCATTCAAACTCATCTTCAGTGATAGTACCATTATCTTCATCCCAAAACGACTCTCTTAGTAACCTTTTGTTAGCAACTTCAATCGATTTTAATTTATCCATTTTCATAGAAAATTTGTTTTATTATAAATATTCAGATAATTTGGATTTTACCGAATCAATTGAATCATTTATATCTTTTTCCCAAAATCTTAAAAGCAGGATGTTGTTTTCTTTTGCAATTATATTTTTACGTTCATCATTTTCTTTAACAAACTTTTGAATTTCATGAATTGCCTCAGGATGAACATCGGGATTACAATGAAACCAATCACCATCAACCTCAATTAAAATATTATGTTTGGGAATATAGAAGTCGTATAGATAACCATTTAAAGGATGTTGATTAATAAATTGAATATTAAGTTCGGTTAATAAATCCTCAAACTTTTGTTCTAGTTTGGATTTTTGATTAATTTGTTTTTCTTGTAAATACTTAACTTGTGATAATCTTTTTGCATCACGATTTTCAGGTTTAGACCAATACTCCAACATACCTTTATTTAATTTATCCAAAACTTCTTTTGGTCTTTTACGACCTTTTAATGCTTTAGATATTTTTTCGGAACGCTCTTTGTTGTCAGAAATTTTGTGACCATAACCCAAACGTTCATCAATCTCTTTGGTTAGACCTTTGTTCCATATAACTAAGTCACCATTTTGGTGCATTTTTTTTTGAGTTTCATGTGCTTTATCATTAGCTTTCTTATTATGACCCCAATTATTGTGAACTCTTGATATATGACCGTGAATATATTCTCTAAAGCCTTCATAAATACCTAAATATTTTGGCCTTTCACCACAACCACAGGCACAAGTTGGTGGTATTCCATTTAATAAGTATTCGATATAAACATCTTCGGCTTTCATTTTATGTTTTAAACGACAATGAGCCGATAACCCCTGTGGGTTTGTTAATTCTTGATTACAAATTTTACAAATGTGTTGCATAAAAAATCCCTTTTAGCGATAAATATGCTAAAAGGGATAGTAAAGTCGACTTCGACAGAGAAATTTTAAAATACGTGGATCGCGCGGTCAAATCTGAGAGTACCTGTGATTTCTGTGATATCAGAAGTTGAGTAATCTAATGAACCAAAGTCAACGTTTGTTAACATTGTACCTTGAAGAATCCATTTTTCGATTACAACACCAGTTGGGTCAAGAAGTTCTAATTCAATATCTTTCTTATAACCAGCTGCATAACCTTGACGACCTGTTACAGATTCCGAGTGAAGACGAACCCACTCCATCAAAGCTTGTGCCGCAGAAGGACCAATCGGGTCACGGAACGTTACATCGATAGTATCCCACGTAAAACGACCAATTACCCAAGTCGATGTATTAAGGAACTGAATTTCAGTTTCTTCTTGAGAAATCTTAGGTCTTGATGCTGTTTTTACGAACCACTCTTGAATTCCAAGAGGTGAAGGGAATCTAAGGATAAAACGATTCTGCTTTTTTGGTTCATAAGGAACGGGCATTCGCATTAATAAATCTGCCATAGTTGTGTATTTTTAATGTTTGTTATCTTTTTTATATAAATATGCTATTTTTTATTTTTCGCAGATTGACTGCTAATTTTATTATAAATATCTTTATCTAAACAAAATTCATAAACATGTATAACGAATTCGAAAAATTTGCAATTAAAGACCAAGGAATTGGTTCTCACACATTACACTCTTATGAAAGTTTCATGTCGAAACTTCCTATGGTACAAAATAGTATGACCCCTGCGGTTATTGAAGAACGTCAAATGAATGTGGCGGTTATGTCCGTATTTGACCGATTAATGATGGACCGTTTACTTTGGGTTGCAGGTCCCGTTAATGATAGAATGTCCACTATCGTCCAAGCCCAACTTCTTTTCCTTTCCCAACAAGATTCTAAAAAACCAATTACAATGCATATTGACTCACCTGGTGGTTCCGTAAAGTCAGGACTTTCAATGGTTGATGTTATGCAGTACATCCCAAACCCAATTGCCACAATTAATACAGGTATGGCAGCATCAATGGGTTCTGTATTATTGGGAGCAGGAACAAAAGGTATGAGAAGTTCTTTAAGGTTTTCGAAAACAATGTTACACCAATCAAGTGGTGGAGCTACAGGTAATATCCAAGATGCTCGTATCACAATGAACGAATGGGAAAAAATCAACCAAATTTTATTTGAGTTGTTAGGTGAATACTGTGGTAAAACTGCAGAACAAGTTACAAAAGATGCACAACGTGATTTATGGTTATCAGCTGATGAAGCTTTAGCTTATGGAATTATCGATGAAGTAATTAAACCACAACAAAAATCAATTAAAAAATAAGCATAAAAAAACCCCGATTTTGTCGGGGTTTTTCTTTAATATACTTTAGGGATTATTGTCCCATTTTTTTTGCCATTTGTTTACGAGCCATTTCACCTTGTTCTCCAGCCTCTTTCTTAGGTTGACCAATTGACGCGATAATACCACCAACAATAAGAACACCTAACCCACCGATTGCTAAACCTGTAGATAAACCTGAATCCATAGATTTATAGATTTCATTTTTAAGTAACCAAGTAACAACTGTAGTTACGATACCTGCCATTGAAGTACCAATACCTAAGTTCATTAATAATTTACCCATGAATGATTTTCTTTTAGCTTCATTCTTAAGTAATTCCATGTCAACAGAACCATCTTCTCTAACAGCGCCTAAACTTTTAACCGCTTCTTTAAGTCTTGGATAAAGTTTGTTGTAAATTTCTTTAGGAGCCATATTTGACATTCCTTGTTCTTCTTCAGTTAAAGGTTCAGTCATGAAATCAGAGTTACCTGCTTTTGCCGCCTGAATCTTTTGTTGAAGTTTAGGGATATCACCTTTAATCATATTCCATACTTCATTACCATCAAGAACGTTTCCGTCACCTTCTCCTTCTTTTACAACTTTAGCTTTAGTTGAATGAGTAGCTTTTGCTTTAGAAATATGTTTCTTGGCATCATGTGCTTGAGAAAGTTTCTTTTTAGGAGCTGCTGGTACAGGAACACCTTCACCTTTTTCAACCATTTTACCAGTCATTTTATTTTTAATGTGCTTTTTAGCGTCAGCACTTTGTGAAGGAATGTGATTCTTCACAGGAGCCTTTTTACTTTCGATGTTAGCTGATTCCATAACAAATGATTCAACAACTCTCTCAAGTTGGTCCTTACTAATTTTATATCTTTTAACAGATGCCATATTTCTTTGTTTGTTTAGTATTTGTAATTAAATGATGTTAATTTATTGAATTTTTCCAATTCTCTTTTGAAATCTTCAGAAAGAACTTCTTTTTTAGGTTCTTTTACTGATTCCTTAACAACTTCTTTTTTAGGTGCAACCTTTTTAGTTTCGATTCCTGCCTCTTTAAGAGTACTTTCAATTAGGACATCAAGTTGTTTCTTTTTTACAATTTTTGACATAGTCGTTTTTTTATTATAAATATATCTAATTTTTGAAAAAGGAGATTTTATAGTCTCCTTTTTCAATTTTAGTTATTAAATGTTATCGAAACTTGCACCTGTAGGTGTTACGTTAAATTCGATGATGATAAATTCTAATGAAGGAATTGGTTTCAAGAAGATTTTACCTCTCATCTCATTTCTATCGATTTCTTCAGGGTCGTTAGAAAGTTGAACTCTAAAGTCAGCTAAACCTCTTTCTTTTCTGATGTTATCTAAGATTGGGTTAACCAAGTTCAAGAATTGATTTCTTACAATTTGGTCGTTTTGTTCGAATAATAATCTTACACCAACCGCTGTAATCAATTTACGAGCTTGTAATAACAACCTTCTAATGTTAAGTCTGTCAAGAACAGAATCTTTAACTTGTAAGTTTTTATTACCCCAAATTACTACACCAATATCAGAGAATGTTGCCATTGGGTTAACACGTCCTTCATAAAGTGTATCTCTATCATCTTCAGTAAGTTTGATACGAGCTTGGATAGCGTTAGTTTGACCTCTATTGTAACCAGCTACTGCGTACCAAGGGAAAGCTACATTATCTGTTAACGCAATGTTCTTACAAACTTCCAATGTTGGTGGTAACCAAACGTTAACATTATTTTCGTTATCTTTCTCTTGAATCCAAGGCCAGTATGTGGCTGTGTAGTTAGAGTCGATGTCTGCTGCATCTAACAAGCCAACTAAAGATTCAGCGTCATTAATAGTTACTTGGCTGAAACCAAATCCCACTAATAGGTCATCATTCTCAACTTCGATATTTTCAGGAGAAGTTAAGATATAAACTGAGTCAGCTCTATCCTCTTCTACCATATCAATAGTTTCTTGAACTAAGTAGTTATTGTCAGCGTAATCAATACCTGGAGTTGCGAACACATTAATGTTAACCGCTTCAGGGTTCTTGAATGTTTTAATACCATTCCAATATGCGTACAAGTCAGAAGTACCGTCTTGAGGGCCTAACTGAGTAAATTGTCCGTAAGTAACACCAGCTGTAAATCCAGCTTTACCAACACGGTATCTATCAGTGTTTGTTCTAACTGTTCTATAACAATCCCAACCATCGAAACCTAAGTAAGGTACGAATGTGAATTTTCTAGCGTTAATACTTTTATATTCAGTTCCTTCGATACCGATATCGTCACGGAATTCAAATTCACCAACTTCAAAGTCACCAGCGATAGTTGCTCCACTATCCATATGGAAACCTTTAGTTGTTGCCGTCCAATAAGCTCCTGCTTGAGTTAGACCTTTCCAGTTGAACATATTTTGGTCTATACCAACAGTGTCAGTAATACCAAGATACACTTTTTTAATTCTTTCATTTTCAGGGTTATAAGTTGTTTTGTAGTCAATGAACGGAGGTAAAGCCGTACCATTTGTACCAACATAATCTCTTACAACATAACCTTCGAAACCTGCTGGGAATGCGTCAATTGGAGCGTTTGGATTCATTACTAACATAACGAATCTACTGTTCAATACGTTTTCACCGTCAGCCGTACCAATTCGTCTTGCTACGAAATTGTTAGAACTTGGGTCTAAGTTACATTTTACGAAAGTTTCAAGAATTGAAGGTCTTGCATCTGTATCATCCCATTGTCTAACTATAACGTCAAACTCTTTAGTGTCAGGTTTAATATTTTGAATTGAAATTTTAATTTCTTTGTTTGCTGCAGAACCATCAGAGATAGAGATGAACTTGAACAACTTAACAACTTGATTACCTCGTAATTCAGATACAATCCAAGGAGTTTCAGGTGTTTGATATTGTTGTTTGTAGTTATCAATATTAGAGATGTGAATAAGGTCAGCACCTAAACCGTAGATGTAACCACCATCGATTAAGTCTTGTAACATGTTAGGATAAATCTCCTCAACAAATACACGAGTACCTCTATCATGACAATCAGTTCCTAATACACCAGCGATGTAATTTCTACTTGTTCTATCTAAAGAAACATCGTAAGTTGTTACAGCTGATAAACCAACAGAGTATGCTGATAATTGGAATTGCGTTAGAGGGTTTGTATTTGGACCACAATCAGAAGCACAACCCATATTAGCGATAAGACCATTAACAGATTGGTCAGTAGACCAAATTAATTGGTCGTTTGAGTATCTACCTCTTGATCTTAATACAGCTAAAACAAGTCCGTCATATTGTGTGTAAGCTGATGCTGAATATGTAAGTACAGTACCAGATACAGTACCATTTAAACCTGTTAATGAAGTTTGTGTGATAACCAACGAAGTACCAGTAAATGTAGAACCATTTTTATTCCAAACAATTCCGTCAGGATATGCTGTAGTTACACCTGGAACATCTGCAGTTGTTAAAGTTGGTCCGTTAGGGAATAAACCTAAATCGTACAAATATTGAGCGTTTATATCACTAATGTTAGCGTATGTACTACCTGTAAAGTTAGCAGTAAATGTTGTTGTAGATGCTGTAGTAATTGTTGATGGGTCAGCTGCTGCTGAAGCAGTGATTGCCCAAGCATCACCTGCGTCGTAACCCGTTAAACCAAGTACTCTTGTTACAAACAATTGGTTTGACTCACTTAAATAACTTTTAGCTATATAAGGAAGTTCATACTTTGGTTTATTATTAGAGAATTTCTCAGGGTTTTGACCACCGAAAATCGTTAAGAACTCTTCATAGTTTGTAATGAAGATAGGTTCAAAAGCGGGTCCTTTAACTGTTTCACCTACAAGACCTAATGTAGTCACACCAACTTGTTGTGCTACGAAGGTTAAATCTTTTTCTGAGGTAAAGACACCTGGTGATACGAATACTTTTTGTGAAGCCATTTATTAGTTTATTTTTTTAAGAGTTATTTTTCTTATCTTTTTATAATAAATATTAGTATCCCGTTCAAAAGTATTTTGAAAAAATAGAATATATACGAATTAGTGTGACTATTGTCTTACTTTTGTAAGACTTTTGTGATATTTATGTAAGATAAGTATATGAAAAGAGATAAAAATATTAAGATAACAAGTAAGACACATGAGTTGTTAAAAAACTATTGTGAACAAAACGGACTAAAAATGTTTTCTTTTGTTGAAAAACTTATTCGTGAAAAATGTACCACCACAAATAAAGAAGTAAAACAACAATCTAAAAAAGATTTGTATAACGAAGATTAATGTTTATTAAAATAATTCTTCTTAAGTTCTTCTTTAGCTTTTAAAAAATTCCAAGAATCTATAGCGTGTTGTTTTTGATTAAAAAAGAAGTTGAGTAATTTGGTAAAGCGTAAACCCATTTTGTTAAGTTTACCTCTAATTTCTAAATCACCTGTTGTTTGATTTGTTCCTGAATATGTATTGGCGGAAGATTGAATCAGATTTATTGTTGTACCGCCACTCTTTTGGTATGTTGTAACTA